TCAGGAAGTAGTGGTTCATCAGGTACATCGGGAGCTAACGGAAGTTCAGGTACAAGTGGCTCGTCAGGAAGTAGTGGTAGTTCAGGGTCATCTGGTTCTGCGGGTACATCGGGAGCTAACGGAAGTTCAGGAACATCTGGTTCAAGTGGTAGTGCTGGAAGCTCAGGAAGTAGTGGTAGTTCTGGTTCCGTTGGTACGTCAGGTTCTAGCGGTTCATCAGGAAGTTCTGGTACGAGTGGAAGTTCAGGAAGTAGTGGCTCATCAGGTTCTTCAGGAAGTACAGGTTCAAGAGGAACATCAGGTACTTCGGGAACATCAGGTACATCAGGTGCCAATGGAAGTAGTGGAACATCAGGTAGTAGTGGTTCTAGCGGAAGTGCTGGAAGCTCAGGAAGTTCAGGTTCAACTGGAACATCTGGTTCTTCAGGAAGTAGTGGTTCTAGTGGTAGTTCAGGAAGTACAGGTTCTTCTGGTTCAAGTGGAACATCAGGTTCGTCAGGAAGTTCCGGCTCATCAGGATCAAGTGGGTCTGCTGGAACTTCAGGGGCTAACGGAAGTTCAGGAACAAGTGGTTCTTCAGGTTCTAGTGGTAGTGCTGGAAGCTCAGGAAGTTCTGGTACATCGGGTGCTAACGGAAGTTCAGGAACATCAGGTAGTAGTGGTTCTAGTGGAAGTGCTGGTTCATCAGGAAGTTCAGGTTCAACTGGTACATCTGGTTCTTCAGGAAGTAGTGGTTCTAGTGGAAGCGCTGGTTCATCAGGAAGTACAGGTTCAAGAGGAACATCAGGTACATCAGGAACATCAGGAAGTGCTGGTTCATCAGGTTCAAGTGGAAGTTCAGGAACATCAGGAGCTAACGGAAGTTCGGGAACATCCGGTACAAGTGGAAGTTCAGGTTCTTCGGGAAGTAGTGGTAGTTCTGGCTCTGCTGGTACATCAGGTGCTAATGGAAGTAGCGGAACATCAGGTAGCTCTGGTTCATCTGGCTCAAGTGGAAGTAGTGGTAGTTCAGGTTCATCAGGAACAAGTGGGGCTAATGGAAGTTCAGGTACAAGTGGTAGTTCTGGAACATCGGGCTCAAGTGGGTCGTCAGGTAGTTCAGGCTCAAGTGGAAGTTCTGGAATTAACGGTTCATCAGGAACTTCAGGTTCAAGTGGTAGCACAGGGTCTACTGGTAGTAGTGGTTCTTCAGGTAGTTCAGGAACATCAGGAAGTAGTGGGACATCGGGAAGTTCTGGTTCAAGCGGAAGTTCTGGTTCATCAGGAAGCACAGGTTCAAGAGGAACAAGTGGTTCTTCAGGAACATCAGGAAGTGCTGGTTCATCAGGTTCAAGTGGTAGTACTGGAAGCTCGGGTACTTCTGGTTCATCAGGAAGTTCTGGCTCAAGCGGATTAACAGGTTCTTCAGGAACAAGCGGTTCGAGTGGTTCTTCAGGAAGTACAGGTTCTAGCGGAAGTGCTGGAAGCTCAGGAAGTTCAGGTACATCAGGTGCTAATGGAAGCAGTGGAACCTCTGGGTCAAGTGGTTCATCAGGAAGTGCTGGCTCATCAGGAAGTTCAGGTTCAACTGGTTCTTCGGGAAGTAGTGGTTCTAGTGGAAGCGCTGGTTCATCAGGAAGTACAGGTTCAAGAGGTACTAGTGGTACATCAGGGACATCAGGGACATCAGGAAGTGCTGGTTCATCAGGTACATCAGGTGCTAATGGAAGCAGTGGAACCTCTGGGTCAAGTGGTTCATCAGGAAGTGCTGGCTCATCAGGTTCAAGTGGAAGTTCAGGAACATCGGGAAGCAGTGGTTCTTCAGGTTTTAGTGGAAGTTCAGGAACATCAGGAACAAGTGGAAGTTCAGGTTCATCAGGAAGTTCTGGAATTACTGGTTCATCGGGAACTTCAGGTTCTAGCGGAAGTGCTGGCAGCTCAGGAAGTGGAGGTTCATCGGGAACATCAGGTTCTTCGGGAACAAGTGGAAGTGCTGGTTCATCAGGAAGTTCTGGAATTACTGGTTCATCAGGTACTTCTGGTTCATCGGGTAGTTCAGGTTCAGCAGGAAGTTCAGGAACATCAGGTTCATCAGGAAGTGCAGGTTCAAGTGGGATATCAGGAAATGACTCTTCTAACTCAGGTAGATGGGGTTACGCATCAGGTGGAGGGGTTCCTGGTTCGGGAAGATTTAGCGCAAGTAGTTCGACACTTTCATCTGTAATTGGTTTTGCAGTTAATGACCTTGATATTAATTCTACCGATTACGATGAATGGTGGTTAACAGCTGAGGGGTTAGTATCTGGAGGAAATGGGATATACTTACAAGTAACTCAAGTAGGCAGTAATAATATAATAGGTCTTTATTCAGTTTCCGCGATAAATGATAATACCACATATTGGTCAATAACAGTTAAATTCATAGCTGGGAGTGGTTCTATGACCAATGCCGAAAATTATACAATATCTTGGGTTTACAATGGTGCTGATGGTCCTTCTGGTTCAAGTGGAACATCAGGTTCAAGCGGAAGTTCTGGAAGTTCAGGCTCTAGTGGTATTGCTGGTAGTTCGGGAACATCTGGTTCTTCAGGTTCAAGCGGAAGTTCTGGAAGTTCAGGTTCAAGTGGTATTGCTGGTAGTTCGGGAACATCTGGTTCTTCAGGAAGTAGTGGTTCTACAGGTTCAAGAGGAACTAGCGGTTCTTCAGGTTCAAGTGGAAGCTCAGGTTCAAGCGGTTCTACAGGTTCAAGAGGAACTAGCGGTTCTTCAGGTTCAAGTGGAACTAGCGGTTCTTCAGGTTCAAGTGGAAGCTCAGGTTCAAGCGGTTCTACAGGTTCAAGAGGAACTAGTGGGACATCTGGAACATCAGGTTCATCTGGAACATCATCAACGGTTTATGTGGGTAATGCTAATGGTGCCGGTATTACTAATGGTGCTAGAGGTTCTATTTATTTAGGAGGAACCCCCGTTGCCACGGTTGCGGTTACCGCAGGTGATTACGGAGGTGGCGCAACTGATTTTATGCCAGGATACCCAATGCCGGCAGGAACTGCAAGTAAAATGAGAGTTATTACAAGAAGTGCTAATCCTGCTCTAAATAGTTTAGAGGTCTATGTTGCTAATGCTACTACATCAACATTAGGTGCTAAAGTTACAATAGCCGCTGGGTCAGCCGCAGGAGTTTACACTACAGATGACGGAACAACAGTTACGTACTCAGTTGGTGATAGATTATATTGTATTGCTAAAAATCCTAATGTGGGGGGAGGAGCGACTTCCGCACAAATAACTACAGTATCATTTAATTTTACACCTAGCTAATGGAATACACATACAAACAAATAGAAAATGGCGATTGGCAATTACTTGTTATTGTAAATGAAATACCTATTGTGTTCATTCTATCTGAAGACCTTATAGGTACTGAAGATACACCTCCTAGGGGTTTACCTGAACATATACAAATGATACAAGATTTTAAAGATGTTTCTAAACTAGAATATTTTATTCAACTTTTAATAGATAACCCTGGTACAGCATTTTCTATATATAATAATTTTGAATGATTCTGAAGTACTATAAAACTATAATCTAAGATAAATAATAATATTATAACTTATAGAGGTTTTGGATACCAATATTGGTCTTATGAAAAGATTGATGATATGTGTGTTCATATCTATATGTGAGATGGAATATATGCATTTATGGGTAATAATACTATAATTAATAAGGTACTTTGTATAAATTCAGACGAGATAATAAGTTATCTACCGTAATATAGCATAGCAACATTAAGATCCTTCGCATATAATACTGTTTCAACAATAGGTACTGATGTAGAGGATATTGCAGGATTGGATGTGAAGATAAGAGCGGATAACACAAACGATTCATTGAAAATAGAGGCTAAAGGAGCGGGTGAGGATATAAGATGGACCGCTTATATAGAGGGTGTTGGGATAGCGGTTTCTATAGTTCAGTAACAAACGAAACAAAGATACCTCTTAATTGTATAATAAGGAAAGGTACTTCGTGAAGAAATTATTGATAATAACCCCCCACCTATCGACTGGGGGATTACCGCAAGTTACGACAAACAAAATCCAACTTCTAAAGGATGATTACATCATTAAATGTATAGAATACGGATGTTATTCATGGGATTTTGTTGTTCAGAAGAACCGTATCAAGAATTTGATCGGTGAGGAAAATCTTATTACATTATGGGATGATAAGAATGTTTTGATTAATGTTATTGACGAATTCCAACCTGATATTATATCTATGGAGGAATTCCCTGAATTTTTCATGGATAGCAATATCGCAAGACAAATCTATAAAAAGGATCGCCAGTATAAAATCTTTGAAACCACACACGACTCAAGTTTCAACCCAAGATCTAAAGTTTGGCTCCCCGATAAGTTTATCTTCGTTAGTGTGTTTAATGCTATACAGTATTCAATGTTTGATGTACCTTATGATGTCATTGAATACCCTATTGAAAACAGGGAGAAGAGGAAGGACTTGTTCCAAGAAAAACTTGGGTTAGATAAGGGATGGAAACATGTTGTTAATGTTGGGTTATTCACTGAAAGGAAGAATCAAAAATACATTTTTGAAATTGCTCGTAAGTTAGAAAATGCTAAAATTAAATTTCATTTTATTGGTAATCAGGCGGATAACTTTAAGAGTTATTGGGAACCATTGATGAATAATAAACCTGAAAACTGTATTGTTTGGGGCGAAAAAGATAATGTATCTGAATTTTTGGAAGCGTCTGATTTATTCATGTTTCCATCAAAAGGAGATAGAGATAATAAGGAGTTAAACCCAATTGCTATTAAGGAAGCCATTGAATATGGTATTCCGATGATGATGTATAATCTTGATGTGTATTGTGGGAAATATGATAAACTATCCCATGTTAAATTTTTGACTGGTGATATAGATAATGACGTAAATAATATGATTGATATTTTAAATGTGGGAGGTGTTGATTCACCAGGTGTTGATTCACCAGGTGTTGATTCACCATTCAGTTTTGTATTTAATAGTGATAATAATGAGATTATCATAAATTATACAGGTAATGAAAAGTTAAATCTTAGTGTTAGTGATTTAAATAATATTATGAATATTTTAAATGTGGCAGATATCTATTCCCTATTCAATTTTGGATTCGATGGGGAAACTAATCAGGTTACCATAAATTATACAGGTAATGAAAAGTTAAACTTTAATGTTAGTATTAGGGACATGACATCAAGGGCTCCTATGTACTGGTTTAATCTATCCTTGGAGTACCCAATATTTTATTGGACAATACCTATACCAATTCACATTAAGAAATTTAAAGACAATCCTAATTTTAGAGGATTTTTGGTTGAGTTTTATGATGGGGAAACAAACGAATTGGTTTTTGACCACGACTTAATTGTTAATAGTAATTTCTTCCCAAAAATACCTGAGTTTAAATTCAAACCTTTGGATTGTAACTACATTAATTATTGTGAGTTCTTTGTTGATAGATGTTTTGATGATTTGAGATTAGAAAATCTTGACACAGTAATTGATATTGGGGCTAATGTTGGACTGTTTGCTAAGTATATGTATTCTGTGAACGCTAAGAAGGTTATCTTAGTTGAGGCTAATCCATACCTAAGAGAAAGTATTGAATACCATTTAGATACGGATTTAGAAAAATCAGTTATCTATATGAATCCAGTTTATAAAGAACACACTAAAATTGATTTTAGATTCTCAACGGAAAACTCAACAATTGGTTCAAATGTTTTTGATAGTAACGTGGGAGAATACGGACAACTTAGTAATTTAATCACTTGTGACACTATCACTATTGATGATATCTACAAGGATAACGACTATGGTAGAATATCATTATTTAAATGCGATATTGAAGGTGGTGAATATCCTATTTTTGAATCAATTACTGATGAACAGATTGGACTAGTTGATAGATTTATGGTTGAGTTCCACGAAAATACCGATGGACAGATTAATATTATACTTGAGAAATTAGATAGAAATAATTTTGAGTATGACATTATTGTTTATGAGATGGGTCGGAAAATTAGAGCAGATAGAAATTCTAAACATGGTGTTATCTTTGCTAAACCGAAAAATATTAAATTAAGGAAACCAGGTACTTTATCATCATCAGTTTATGATGTTACAAAAAGTTTTGAAGAACGATTGGCGGAATATACAGGAGCACCATATGCGGTTACTATTGATAACCAAAGTAACGCTCTGTTCTTGGCTTTGTATTATGAAAAGATTACAGGTAAAACAATTAAAATACCAAGTAGAACATATCCTTCGGTTCCTTGTGAGGTTATCCACGCTGGGGGTAAGGTTGAATTTGAACCTGTTTATGGGTCAACATTAAAAGGACCTTATCAGTTATCACCGACAAATGTATGGGATTCAGCATTAAGGTTTACTACCGACATGTATATACCAGGAACACATATGTGTTTATCATTTACAGGTCCATACAAACACCTAAAACTTGGTAAGGGTGGAGCAATCTTAACTGACGACTTTGAGGCTTATAAGTGGTTTAAGAGAGCTAGATATTCAGGTAGAAATGAAGTTTCGTATCATGATGATAATTTTGATATGTTAGGATGGAATTTTTATATGATGCCTGAAATTGCGTCAAGAGGATTGTTACTTATGAACCAATTTTATAATATGGACGGGACACCTAAACATAATGAGGATTTGGAATTACCATACCCTGACTTATCAAAATTTGATGTTTATAAATGATAGTTGGATTCAATGAATATAAACACAAGTATCAATTTAATGTTACAGGTGTAATCCATGTTGGGGCTCACGTTGGTCAAGAATATGATGAATATGTTGAAGCATTTGGTTTAATACCTACATATTGGTTTGAACCAATACCGCATGTTTATAAAGAGCTATCAAAAAATTTAGAGGGTAAACCTAACACGTTTTGTTATAATGTTGCGTTAGGTGAAAAAATCGGAGTTCATAAAATGTATCTTGATGATGGCAACGGACAACAAAGTTCATCATTGTTAAAACCAAAAGAACACCAAAATTTTTATCCCCATATCAAATTTAGTGAAGAAAACACTATTAATATTACCTTAAATACATTAGATTTTTATGGTATAGATAATTGTAATTTTTTAGTTTTGGATACTCAGGGGTATGAGTTAAATGCTCTTAAGGGTTCAATTAATACCTTAAAGAATATTGATTATATATTCACAGAATTTAATGTTATTGAAATGTATGATGGCTGTCCATCAATTGAACAACTTGATGAATTTTTACAACCTTTTGGGTTTTACAGACAAGAAACGTGGGATGTTGATGGAGTATGGGGTGATGCATTTTACTTAAAAAAATATGATTAAAAAAGCTTTTATAGGTAATGGTGGACATTTGAGAGAGGTAATCGCTCATACGAGATATGATGTTACTAGATTTGTTGAAGACGAATACTTCAACGGGGAACATAATACATTACCGTTATCGCAATTCGATCCAAAAGAGTATTCTATTATGATTGCAATTGCTGACAGTCAGGTTAGAGCAAGAATTCAAAAATCATTGCCCGAAGACACCAGATATTTTTCATTCATCGATCCATCGGCAATTCTTTTGGATAGAAATATTGTAATCGGTGAAGGTTCATTTATTGGTGCAAATTGTGTAATAACTACTAATGTTAGTATTGGTAATCATTCAATTTTAAATAGAAATGTTAATATCGGACATGATTCGGTAATAGGTGATTTTTTTAGTGCTATGGCGGGGTCCGTAGTGTCAGGGAACGTTTCAATTGGCAATAATTGTTATATGGGTAACAATTCATCAATCCGTGAAAAAACAACTATTTGTGATGATGTGGTAATTGGGATGAATGGAAGTGTTGTTAAGAATATCGATAAACCTGGAACTTATGTTGGAGTTCCTGTTAATAAAATTAAATAATGGAAAAATTACTTTCGGTTATAGTATCGGCATATAATTTTGAAAAATACCTTGAAGAGTGTATAGATTCAATTTACAACCAAAAAATTATCTACGGATATGAGGTAATTGTTAGAGATGATTGTTCAAAAGATAATACTAAAGATGTTTTAATTAAACTAAAAGAAAAATACACCGATTTAAGAGTATTAAATGGTGATGTTAATTTGGGAGCGTTAGAAAATATAAGAACTTTATTAAATGCTTGTACGACAAAATATATCGCATATATTGATGGTGATGATTATTTTGACAATTATACAATTTTGAATGAAGAGGTTGAATTTTTAGAGAATAGCCCAAATTATAGTATGGTATGTACCGGAACTAGATATTTGTATCCTAACGGGGCAAGAGTACCAGTAGTAACTGAGTTATTTATTAGCTCATTTCTTGACGATGTTACAACGGATGACTTACTTACAATCAATCACGCTTCATTTGCGAGAGTGTTTAGAAACATACCAAATTTAATAAAAGATTACTTCAAAAATCTACCCTATGTTGATTGGCCACTTAACTATGAAATTAGTAAACATGGTTTAATTAAATGTATTCATAAGTGTGGTGGAATTTATAGAATATCTAATGATGGTATGTTCTCAAATGTGTCTGAAAAGGAAAAAAACAAAAAAAATTCAATAGTTATTAATGAACTTAAAAGACAACATCTTAAAAATGATTTCAAAACAATAACTATAGTTGATTGTTTTATTCATAATGAAAACGTTTTAGGTAAATTGGAGTTATGTATAAATAACTTAAAAAAATATAATCATACAATACTTTTGGTATCTAATACAATTGTGCCTGAACATATAATAAAAAATGTTGATTATCATCTATATAATTCTAATAATATTCTTTTTGAGGGTGAGTATACTGATTCAGAGCCAGTTGTATTTTGGAAAAAAGTCAATGGATTAACAATTTACGAAGTTATTAATACAATACAAAAACATGGATTACCTGTTATGGTTAATCTATTTAATTCATTGGACTTATGTAAATCACTTGGATTTACTCACTTCCAAAGAATCGAAGTTGATGATTTATATACTGACGAAGGTTATGAACATATGAGAAGTGTTCCTTTGATTTGTTCTGAGAAAAATAAAAAGGGTGTGTTCTATTTTAATGAAGGTAAAGATGTATCATTTCACTATTTTTATTGCGAGATAGAGTATTTCCAACAGATAATAAATAGAGTTAGTTGTGAAGAAGATTATAAAAATTATTTATTAACTCACGGATATGGTACTGATTTCATAAATGTTGAAAAATATCTATACGATAACATAAACAGGAATGATCCCGGTTTATTAATAAGAAAGGATGGTGAGGAAGAAATGAACTCTGATTTTTACGGAACATTATGGAATACAGAAACTACAGGTAGTAACGTATCGTCTAAATTTAGAGGATGTTCAAGTAAACTTTATAAGATATTAGGACAAGAGCCTATAATGTTATTATCTTATAATTATAATAATTTTAGGTCCGAGAGAAAAATAATTGTAAATTACGTGGATAATACTTCTGGAGTGTTTTATCACGGTTTAGATAATTACGGACATTGGTCATTTAATATTTTTGAAAATGAAATTGAAAAAATATTAGTATACGATAGTCAAACTGACGAATTTTTATATGAAATAATAAACGAAAACATTGTTGATTATATCGTTTTTTTATGATCGGATTAACTATAACCACCTGTAAAAGAATTGATTTGTTTGAAAAGACAATATTAACATTTGTAAGTGAATGTGAAGATTGTAATTCAATTGATGTCATAATTCATTACGATGATTCATCATCTTTGGATGATAGAAATAAAATGTTTACATTATTGAATACATTATTTACTGACACTTTAATAATATCTAAAAGATTTAATCCAAATTCGTTTAACACTAATCGAAGACATTTAGAGATAATGAAAAAATGGAAAGAAGACATAAAATTTTTTAATGTGGATTATGTTTTTCATTTAGAAGATGACTGGTTATTTGAAAACAAATTTAGTATCCAAGAGGGTGTTGAATTATTAAAGAATAATGATGAAATTGCTATGGTTGGATTTTCATGGAAAAGAAAGATATTCCCGAAAGAATTATTTGAACCAAGGATTATTGGTAATTTTTGGGAGTGGTATTATTCTGATAAACATTATCTGAATGAACCTTTGTTTAATGATACGGTTGAAGAAACTTTACACGCAGATAAAGGAATGTGGATTAAATATATTAATTGGCCTTACTTCGGATTTAGACCGGCAATACATGATGTTAATAAATTAAATCAAATTGAAAATTTTAACGATAATATGGATTCTTTTGAGTTGGAATTTGCAATAAGGTTTGCAAAAAAATTCAAATCGTTTTTACATTTGGAAAAAATTTGTTATCATATTGGTGATGAAAATTCATCATATAATTTAAATAATTCTTTAAGATAATGGATTATAATTTTTTATGGGTACCTAAGACCACTTATCATAGGTCAGCACAAAGTCAGTTTGTTGTTGATGTTTTTCCTAAAATATTAAAAAATTTTGAATTGATAATTGAAATTGGAACATTTACAGGAGCGTTCACTTTATGGTTGTCTGAAAATAACTCTGATAGTTGTAAAATAATCTCTTACGATATTAATCCTGATTATTGTGAAGTTAATAATCTTAAAGATACCGAATTAAGAATTGGAGATTGTTTTGATATTGATGTTATGAAAGATATTCGTGATCTAATTAACAATTCGGGTAGAACTCTTTTTTTATGTGACGGAGGGGATAAGGAACTTGAGTTTAGATTATATTCAAAGTACTTGAAAAAGGATGATGTTATAATGCTCCACGATTATTCACATAGTGATGAAGAGTATAATATTATTAAACAAAAAATAAACTGGCCAACAAATTCAGAATCACACTATAAGAATATTGAAAGATACTTACCTGAACTTAATTTAAGTACATATATGTATGATGATTTTAAACAAGTTTTATGGGGTTCGTTTATAAAAAATTGATATGAATTATAAGATTAAATTAGTTCATTTACAGACAACACAGAATGAACATAGAGAAAAACTATCACGAAAATCTATACAACAAGTAATACCTTACGGTATTGAATATGTTTTACATCAGAACGAGTTATATACTTCCTTACCTCCAGTTCATACAAGTGTTAGACCACATAATGTTAGAATCGGTAAGTATGAAGATGTTAATGACCCTGAATATGGGAACGCATTAACTCCAGCTCACTACGGATGTTTTGAAGCTTTTAAAATTGGTATCCTATCAGAATTTGATAATGATTTAGATTTCTTAATTGTTTGTGAAGGTGATTGTATTATTGAAGTTCCAATAGAAGAGTTTATTGATAAAGTTAATCAGGTATGTGGTATAGTTAATCAGGAAGATATCTCTTACTTTTCATTTGGTGATACCAAAACTTTAGATTATGGTTGGCATCAATCTGACGTTGTTAGAGAAATACCGAACCAAGATTTATTGTTTATTACTAATAAAATAATTGGTTTACAGTGTATTATGTTTTCAAAAAAATCACGTAAAACAATTATGAACCAGTTGAGAACACATAGATGGGATTGTGCTGACACATTTTTTAATATAATATGTGCGGAACAGAGATTAACTATGGGAGTTTTAAAGAAAAGAATAACAACCCAAGCGGATGGGGAATCATTCATAGATAAAGAATATAAAGTTTTTACAAAATAATATGGCACACGAACAACAAAAGAATTTTTTTAAAAGAGTTAAAGATAAATATCCAAAATATTTTACAGATGTAAAAGTTTTAGATATTGGTTCTTTGGATATAAATGGTTCAATACGGGATTTATTTGATTATCCATTTTATTATGTTGGGTTAGATTTAGCTGAGGGTAAAAATGTTGATGTAATTTGTCCTGGACATTTATATGACTCAGGATTTGAATTTGATGTTGTTTCATCTGGAGAATGTTTTGAACATGATATGTATTATGCTAGAACAATACAGAATATGATTAGACTTCTTAAGTGTGGAGGTTTAATGGTTTTTACTTGTGCGTCAACAGGTAGACATGAACATGGAACATTAAGAACTACACCTGATAATGCGCCTTTCCTAAGTAATATTAGTGAAAAGTGGGGAAATTATTATAAAAATCTAACTGAAGATGATATAAGGTCAGTTATTGATGTTAATAATATCTTTAGTGATTTTGGATTTGAATATGAACCAGTGACTTGTGACTTATATTTTTGGGGGATAAAGAAATGATTAATGTTGATGTAATTTGTCTAACAAATACAACTTCTGATGATTTGTATTGGATGACTCGTCGTACATTAACTACCATACATGATTCGGAAACAGATTATAAATTTCATATTCATTTAATTGAAACAAATTTTGAAAGTGGGTATAATTATTCTGATATTGTTGAAAATTATGTAAAACCAAATGAAAAATTTAATTACAATAGATTTTTAAATCACTCATATCCATATGTAAAACATGATTGGGTATTAATTACAAATAATGATGTAAGATACGAAAGAGGATGGTTTTCAAAAATAATTGAGGTTTACACTAAAAGACCTGATGTTGAATCTTTTTCACCTAAATGTCCAATTTTATATTCTAAATATTTTTACGATGATTTCTTAGGTGGTGATTTAGATTTTCATGAAAGTGTTGGTACTAGTGTTCATTTAATGGGATGGTCATTAGTTATGAAAAAAAGAGTTTTTGATATTGTTTATCCTTGGGACGAAAATTTTTATATGTATTACCAAGATAATGATTACGCTGAAATTCTATTAAAGAATAATATTAAACATGGTTTGGTTAGGGACTCAATTGCAACTCACTTAGAATCACAAACTATAAAACATAAATTTAATTCAAATACAATTGATAATCTTAAAGTAAAAAATTATTTTTATCAAAAATGGGGAAAGGAGATTTAATATGAAAATTACACAAGTAACACCTGGAATTATTACAATACCACCTAACGGATGGGGAGCGGTCGAAAAAGTAATATGGGAATATTACAACAATATTAAAGAGTTAGGTTACCAATGTGACATAAAATATCTTAATGAGGTAGATACTAATAGTAGTGATATTATTCATATTCACATGGCTAATTTAGCAATTGATGCTGCTAACAAAGGAATACCTTACATTTTTTCATTACATGACCACCACGTTGTTTATTATGGTAAGGACTCATCTAACTACCAACAGAATTTAGAGGCGATTAAAAGGTCTGTGGTATCTTTTACACATGCTGAGTTTTTAGTTGATTACTTTGACGAAACTGATAAGTTGTTCTACCTATCACATGGTGTTAATACAGAGTTCTTTAAGAATGACAAACCGAAAAGAAGTGAACATAAACTATTGTGTTTAGCAAACAATGGTATTGGAGGAGATTCGACGTATGATAGGAAGGGATTTAGATATGCTATTGAGGCGGCAATCAAATTAGATTTACCCATTACAGTTGCCGGTCCTGAAAATAATAGAATATTCTTTGAACATCATAATGACTTATTAAATTATGATAAGTTAACTTTAATGTTTTCAAATCCAAACGAAGAACAAATATTAGAATTATATAAAAGTCATTCAATATTCTTACATCCTTCTATGTTAGAAGCCGGTCACCCTAATCTAACATTATTAGAAGCAGTATCTTGTAATATGCCAGTTGTTGGTACTTACTTAGGTTCACAAACGATAGAAGGAATGGTTGTGGTTGAAAGAGATGTAAATCAAATAGTTAGTGGTGTTAAACAAATCATTGATAATTACGATTTATATTTAAGTAACACTGAATTAGATAGACAAAATTATGATTGGAGTATTATCACCAAGAGAATGGTTAGAATTTATGAAGACCTGATTAACAGTAGAAAGAATTTGAATAGTCTTGAGACTAAACAAAGATTTGATAAAGTATTTGAGAATACTGAAATAAAACCAAAAGAGATGGTTGAAAAAATTGAAGTAATTAATCATTATATCAACGGAGCGTTAGTTGAAATTAAGGGCAATAGTGATAAACGATATTTAGTTGAGTTTTGGAATCAGGACGGTAACTGTGAATATCGTGAGGAGATTGGTTGTAATATGTGGGTCAGATTAAGTAAGAAGTATTTTGATGAATATACTTTAAAAATTTATTCTGAAGGTAATTTAATCAGTGAAAAGAAATACAACGCTGAAAACAAACGAGTTTATATTGCATTAGATTCAAAGTCTTTGGGTGATACATTTGCTTGGGTACCTTACGCTGAGGAATTCAGAAAGAAACACAACTGTAAGGTTATTTGTTCAACATTCTTTAACGATTTATTTGTAAAACAATATCCTGAGATACAATTTGTTTCACCTGGTAGTACGGTTGATAACCTATACGCAATGTATGAGATAGGTTGGTTCTACGATGGTGATAATGTTAAAACGGATAGACACCCAAGCGATTTTAAACTAGGCCCACTACAAAAAACTGCGACAGACATTTTAGGCTTGGAATATAAAGAGGTAAAACCTTTAATCAAAAACCCTAACAAGTTAAAGAAAAAACGAGTTGGATTAGGTATCCACTCAACGGCTCAATCCAAGTATTGGAATAATCCAAAGGGATGGCAAGACATTACTGATTATTTGATTTCACTTGGATATGAGGTGATTATCTACTCAAAAGAGGAAGATGGTTATATGGGTAATTACTATCCTAAAGGTGCTAAACAAAACCCTCCTGACTCAATCTACAAACTTATTGAAGAATTATCAACATGTGAATTCTTTATAGGTATATCAAGTGGTATTTCATGGGTGACCTGGGCGTTAGACATACCGACAGTATTGATTTCAGGATTTACTGAAGAGTTTAATGAACCTTATGAGAATGTGTATAAGGTTAGTGCTCCTGAAAATACTTGTAGAGGATGTGCTAATAAGTTTAGATTAGACCCAGGTGATTGGAACTGGTGTCCGATAAATAAGGGGAATGAAAAGATGTTTGAATGTTCTAAAAAGATAACATCTGAAATGGTGACAAATGTAATTAAAAGAGAGGGATTAGTAAAATGAAAAGCGTAAATTTACCAGAGGAAATCCTGTTAGAAATTCAGGATTTATTATCTAGAATTAACTATTCTAAAATGGATTTAGGTGAAGCTCACCTAGCAGTTTCTAATTTTGAAAAGGAATTGGAAAATTTAAAATTAGAGAGAGAAAAAAAAATAGCTGTCTGTGTAGACCTAGAGCAGGAAAAGACCAGACTAGTGATGAGAATAGTTGAGACCTACGGGGAGGGCGATCTTGATCTTAACAGTGGCAAGTATTTCGTAAAGTAAATTGGCAACTCTGGAGGGTGATATATAGAGAAATCACTATCAAATAAGACCAGAGCCAATGAGTTTCAATCCGGAGGATAGGCTACCCAAGCCAATTAATAAAGTTCTGAATACTAACGGTGAGCAATACGATCTCACTAACCCTAGATTCACAACTGCTGATGGGCTGGAGAATACTACGAAGATCCCGTTCTCTTCGACTGATGACTATTTTTCAACACAGGAAGCTGCTGAAGCTAGAGCACAGCAGATAGGATGCGGTGGATATCACACTGTCATCATAGAGGGTAAGCTTTATTATAGACCCTGTGAAACCGCTAATTACTATTCTATTAGAAAGCAGCAGTTAGATTCTGCTCTTAATTTTCAGTACATTGGTAACTATAGAGTTTTAACGTGGGACACTCCTTTTTTTGGAGTTAGAAAATACAAGGGGTGGATAATAGATGCTTCATATAGCAATAATTCAGGACCTAGTATAAATCCTAATGACGTTCTTGTTGAGTTTAGATATTCCATAGATGGTGAATCTTGGTCCCTTTGGTCAACTGTAGGTACAGCAATGAACAATTTCTCCAATACGGAGGCTGCTATTTTCGAAATAAACCTGGATCCTGCGGATAAATTTTATCCGGAGTTTAGGTTTACCTCGGTTCTAATTAATCCCGACGGAACACTGGGGTATGAGTCTAATGAGCCAGTGGATCCTAACGTAACCATAGTGGATTTTCAATTGGATATTGAATATGATCTAGACTATTTGTCAAATGCATCATTGGATAATAAAGTTATAGCTCCTGCTCTGAGATGCTCTAATGAGTATACAAATAGACCAGTAGTATTTGACGATTGCAGATTCACTTTTAATCCTTATGCTGTTAATAGAGCGCTTAACCTTTATCAGGATCTAAGTAAAATAGTAAATAAGGTATTTGGACTTGATGTTAACTATTATTCTGTGCAACCTCAGGCTAGGGGTAAGGATGTGATACTAAAGGAATATACCCTGTTCAACGTTGTCGATGAGAAGTGTATAAAAGTTCTAGTTAACCAGAACCAATTTCCGGACAATAAAATTAACTACGATCCATTTGGTTTACAGTTCGATGAGCCCTTTGAGATACAGATAGACAGAAGGTATTTCGAGGGAATATTTGGAAATGGATCACAGCCTAGAAAAAGAGATATTATTTATTTCCCAATAACTAATAGAATCTATGAGATAAATTCGACATATCTTTTCAGGGATTTCATGAATGCTCCCGTTTATTATAAGATCGAGCTAAAGAAATACCAGCCAAAGAGCAACACATATTTCCAAGATCCAGCATACAAAGAGGAATTGGATGGCATTGCACTTACAACCCAGGAATTGTTTGGTGCTGAAGTAACTAGTGAGGAAGAAAAAGTAACAAAGAGGCAGCAATACAACGAGACAACATATGTTAGATCACAGGATCCCATTAGATCATACATCTATTACAATTTAGCTATCATTGGATATGATCTTAATAATAACTGGACGATAGTTCTTAATAACTATTATGACCTTGAATCTTCATTCGTTGACAATTCAGAATTTACATCCGATCCATTTAAATACAGGAATGCCATAAGATATAAGGACCTGCCTAAGCTTGGACCTAAGGAAGAATTATCCCTAACAGCCTGGTGGAATTTGAGAAATGCTTACGATGATACAAAGCTTAGAAAGATAGGCTTCCCTGTTATAAATGTGAATGTTTCTTCCTATACTGAATCGTATGTTGTTTATTCTACCTATCCAATAAAGCACAATCTTACGGCATGGAACAGTTACGCCGATAACCCTAATGGATATGTTGCAATACAGGGTGATTCTGCACACAGTGGGGGATATCTAGTAAGAAGTGTAATAGACGAATACACATTCACCACAATAAATCAAAGCGTTGAATTTGACCCTGGAGTTATGGTATGGAAAATGCAAAAGGCTCAATCCCGTAACTTTCTTAGCGGACTTTATATGGAAGGCTTAGAATACAGGGGATTCAGGTTTGACCTAATCCACTCTGGATCGATTGAGCAAGATGCCACTAACTATATCCAGCAGGGTAGCTTCTATCTTAGACTTAATAATGGCATAGAGATAAACTCCCCACTTCAATTCACAGCAAAACATGGTGAATGGTATTCTGTTGTGGTGAACGTTTCTAATAAGTATAAACAGATTTCAATAAATGCTTGGCAAATGTCATATGACCCGGTGAACCCTCAATCACAATCCAGTGAATTGATCAAGGTACATGAATACGTGCAAAGTTTGGATGCACCCGTTATATTCGATGCGCCTTCTAACATAGTAACAGATGTCAGCAGTCCTTTCTATGGAACAGATCAGAATTCCTATAAGGTGTTTACTTCCCCACTATATTTGTCAAATATAAGATTGTTCAAGAATATGATAGATATAGATAATCAATCAACCGTCTTAAATCAGAATATTGTAAGAGACACACAGCTTGCACACATTATAGATAACGCTAAACCGCTTCTGAACGTTCCTAGATTTGTTCGTAGCCGTTAATTTTTTTAATTTATGCCACGTAGAAAACCAAAGATGAGCAAGGTCGTCGAGGAAAAAATCAAAGAAACCCTCGATTCAATAATACTTGATGAGAATTTAGATTCAGTAGAAACTGGAACTGGAGAATTACCGAGATTAAAAACAACGGTGCAGATGGATTTTGAGGAGGAAAAAATATCCGCTGCAAGGGATGCCAAGTCTTTGCTGGATTCCTTAGCCATGTTCTATCTTGATGATTCTGGTGCAGATAATAACCCTTATCTTGAATACCGTAAGAAAATAGATTCCATGAACATCTCGTCTATGACATTCCAGCTTAAGAGTGCACAGCATGCGATAACTAAGCTATTGGAAGAAATAGACATGGGTAATATGACGCCTAGACTTTTCGAGGTTTTAGCTCAACTACAGGGACAGGTTATACAAATATCTAAAGATCACCAGGCTTATTTGGATAAAATGGAAAAAAGCTACAAGGTGATGAAGGGAGATATTGATCAGAAGAATTACAACGGAGCTGTTAGAATAGGGCCAGACGGGAATTACACAGAACCAGCGAAAGGATTAGGTGACGGATCAGGAATTAAGGTACGAGGAACAAGAGGATTGATGGAGAATCTGAGAGATCTAATAGGTGCTGAAATAGTAGACGTTAAACCAGAGGAGATCAAGCCAGGAGCTGTTGTTAATGCTAGAGATAAGATAAGGATGGACGCCGAAGAGAAGGGATACGAGGGTGAAATACCAGAGGGCGGGGACGATCTTCAGATAGAGGATGATCTTTTTAATTAATTTTTATGGCGGAAGAAACAAACAAGAATCAGCCGGAGCTAAATGATGGTAATTATTGGAGCACGGCTAAAGTTAACGAGTTACTCAGAAAAGCAGACGAGGAAGGGCTAGATTTCAAGAGTGTAGATAATCCTTTCCATGACAATAATCCTGAGCTAAGAAGATCTAATGTACTATTCGAGTACACACAGGAGGAGATAATAGAAATTGACAAGTGCGCAAGGGACGTCATCTACTTTTCAAAATATTGTCAGGTTATGACCGATACCGGTCTTGCTTATATTACTCTGAGAGAATATCAAGAATCGGTATTAAGAGAATATCAGGCCAATAGATTTAATATATTCCTAGCACCCCGGCAGGTTGGTAAATCCATAATGTCCGCTGTTTTTCTGGTGTGGTTTTTACTTTTCAACCACGATAAAAATGCGATGATACTGGCAAACGTTGGTGACACAGCAGAGGAATTGATGGATAAGATAAAAGCCATAATAAAAGGATTGCCTTTCTTCTTGAAGCCAGGAATGATGGTCAATAATGTGATGTCTGTGCGTTTTGATAACGGATGTAGGGTTATTGCTAAAACGACCACTAAGACATCCGGTATTGGTTTTACTATTCATTTTTTATACATGGACGAGTTTGCTCACATTAACTCATCCTTTATGGAAGCTTTCTTCAGGTCTACATACCCCACGGTATCTTCCTCGAAGGTGTCCCGAATCATTATAACATCTACCCCAAATGGAATGAATAAGTTCTATGAGATGTATATGAGCGCTGTTAAAAAGGAGAACACATTCAATCCAATTAGGGTTGATTGGTGGCAGGTACCGGGAAGGGATGATGTGTGGAAGCAGAATGAAATATCCAACCTTGGATCCGAGGAGCTATTCAATCAGGAGTACGGTAATCAGTTCTTAAGCTCCTCTACGTTGCTACTTGGATCACAGGAGTTACAGAAGATAAAAAGAAACGAGGTAGAGTACTTATGGAGGGAGATTGATGAGTTTCATTACTCTGACGTAAATTATGAGAATTTTCTATGGCATCCTAAATTTGATATAGATAGTGCTGCAGAAGGGAATAAAAAATATGTTGTATCCGTCGATCTCTCAGGTGGAAACAAGGGTGATTTTACAGTCATTAATGTTTTCAAGGTCTCTCCTCTTCCAAAGAAAGTGATAGAAAGAATAGGAGAATTTGAGGACGAGGGTGATTTCTTTGGCCTTATTCAGGTTGGTATATTAAGGGACAACGAGATAAAACTGGAGGATGTTGTTAAGATACTTAGAATACTGGTAAAGAATGTACTAGGTGTCGAATCTGTGAAAATAGCTCTTGAGATAAATTACAAGGGAGAGCTTCTAGTTGATAAATTCCTTTCTGATGATGATTTATTTGAGGAAATTTTTGTTTACACTAAGCATTCTGAATCTGCTAGATCTTCTAAAGCTGGTATAAAATACAATGAAAAGAACAAGATGAAAAACTGTGAGCAGCTCAGAACACTTGTTAGAGCAGACAGAATATTAGTGAATGATAAGAAATGGACAGTACCCGAGCTATTCACATTCGGGCTGAATTCAAGAGGAACATATTCCAGCCAAACAGGTCATGATGACGTTGCTATGTCCCTGGTTAATCTCTCCTCTGCTTTTGAAAGTGGAGATTTCTACCAACTGGTCGGAGAACTTTTTGATGCGATGGAAACCCCATATAAAGGATTAATATTAAATAAAATGGGGGAAACCGGGCAATCCCAATCTTCTGATGAATTTGGATTCGGAAACCAAGGTCCTTCTACCAAGGACGGAAAAAGCTTTAGGGACTTTAGTTCCATGATGTAGACCCTTCTTTTTCTAATTTGGTTTGATATATAGACAAAGAAGAAAAAAATCATAAAGAAATAATGGCACAAAAAATTAAAATCGACTATTCACAATTTAGAGCATCGGGCGTTTACACCCTGGAATTTGACAGTTCCGCTAGTGTTATATTAACGTCTACCACTATAAGATTGGTAGTTGGATTCTCTAACAAGGGCCCATTCAACACACCGGTTTACATACCGGATGCATCTACAATGATCTCGATTTTTGGTGATATTGACAGATCACTAGAAAATAGAGGATCTTTCTTCCAAAGATCTATACTAACCTGCTTGAATGCGGGACCGGTTTTTGCTTTAAATTTATTGAAGCTTAATGATGATTTAGACAGTGCTACCCCCGATGTTGTTGATTACAGATCTTATTCTGTTGATACCGAACAGTTTAATGGTATTTTAACAAGTAAACTATACTCGTCTTTTTATAACAAAGAGAGATTTTGGTTTGCTTCAACTGAATACTTCTTGGCCACATTGAGCTTACTGGATCAAGGAAGATTACTCAACCTTGTTAATCTTGGTCAACAGCCAATGAGTGTTATCATAAGAAAGTCCACTGACTCGACAACGCCAATAAAGGGATATAATATCTTCGCTATAGATTGGTATGGTGCTGATAATGTGCCTAGTTTTATGCACCCTTATGATTACATCCAGGATTATTTCATTGATGTTATTGCAGTTTCTGGTAGTTGGACTAATTACCCACAACTTTCTGTGGATCCTCAATGGAGCCAATATTTTACATCCAATGGGTTTATTAAGAGCCAGATGGATAATTTCCTTAATAATCCTAATGTTCAGCTTCTTGTTTATCAAACAGGATGTATTATACCTGATTTTACCGATTTGAATGGGGTTAACCAGTACATCCAAACGTTGGTCAATAGTAATACTGCTTCAACCGGTTTATTCTGTGCCGTAGACGAAAAGGCATTTGATGATATTTGTAATAATACCTACAGGATAGATCTTGTAGGTAATAACCTTATCGACGAATTAACATCAGATAGAGACCTACTAAGCCCAAGACTTGATTTCTTAAGTTACGATCAAGCTTTATTGGCTGATTATTTATACACTGAAGCAAATTACGGAGTTACTGGTGCATCCGGTGCAACTGGTGGTAATATGTACGTTGGTACTTTATTCGACCCGATCACATTCGGAGCTACCGGTGGTACAACGGATAAGGGTCTTTACTCAAATACATTCCAGGCTTACGATCCGAATGAATTTGATGGTGGATATCACTATATCATTACAGGTACAGGTGGAGCACCTCCTTTATCGACATCTCAGAAATCTTCTCTTAAAACATTCTGTGATATTTCTTCTTCGGCTGATCAGAAATTTATTATAGGTAAAGCTACTATACCAGCTGGTGTAACTGGATCTGTCCCCTCAAGTTTCGGAGGTCCAAACACAACCCAACTAGTTAAGCTTAAGATAGCTTTAACTAAGACTTCTAATTCGGAAGTTAAAATTCTATGGCAACATCCGTTGGATACTGCTTACTATAGATCTCAAGGTATTACAGTTGAGCCTTGGGCTTATCTGCAACAAGTTCCTATCGATCCAGATATCGCATTCCTGAATTCAGGTGTTGGTGTATATCAATTTGGATGGGCTGATAGAGTAGGTGAGGAGTCTATACTAAACCCAGACGGAGCAGGAGTAACAGGATCAGGATTCCCAAATGGATATTCTAACTCTTTGATAGCGTATTCTATGTCTAACCCTTATATTGATTTTCAATATAACGAGACCGCAGATGGAGATATTATTTGGAAAAATTCAGACGGAACGGACATTCAATATCTGGATTACCAAAGCTTGGTTGATGTAGATGGATTTCCTTATGTAGCGGTTAGATCTTTTAGTAATACTTCTAGAGACATTACTAGCCTAGAAGATATTGCTGCCTTTGGTGCTTCTTATGCCTCAGATAATGTGGGTCTCCCAGTTTCTGCAGATAAGATAGACATCATATCACAAAATGGAAACATAAACGAATACCTTAATGTTATAACTAGGGTAGATGCCACAACGTTTACTATAGGTTTAGACGCCCTTGGCAACGTTCCTTTATCAGTGGGTGATTGGATAGTTTCTACTGACCTTAATATATGTTTAGATGCTGCAGGGACAAGACAGTCTAGACTAGGAAAGATCACTACAGTTTCTGCTACAACAACTAGCGGTGTCTATAGAGTAACTTGTGCTAGACCAGTACTTTATTACTCAGGAACACCTCTAAGAGTTCAGAAGTTCACATCGATTGAGGATTTCACTACATCTTTTGATTTCACATACTTCCAAGGTTTCACTATGACTGAAAGGCATAGACCAAATGGAACTGATGCTAGACTAACTGAGATATTAGATGTACTTTACAATACAGATCTTGCTATAGCGCTTGCTAATAAGGACGCTATAACTTACAGATACATTATTGATACATTCGGTGGACAAATACTTCCTAATTCTAAGTATCAATTGAGTAAGTTGGCGATGATGAGACAGCAATCTCTTGCTATCATCAATGCGCCTTCTACTGCTCAATTCCAGGCTTCTACAGATCCTAGATTTACTGATGCACCTACAGCTACTAATCCTAAGCCGTTGTTAAATACTGCTTATATAGCTTCCGGTGGTAATCTATCCTTGAATCCTACATACACATTCAGTCTTCCTTCCGAAGCTGATGGAGCTAAATTCTGTGCATTCTACTCACCTTATATCACTATAAGAGAGGCAAATAGAAACGTAAACGTTCCGCCGGCAGCTTTAGTTTCTAATAATTTCATTAGAAAATTTGCGACAGGTGAACCTTATGCAATCGTAGCAGGTCAAAAAAGAGGGGTTCTTTCAGGGCAAACTATAGTAGGTGTTGAATATGATTATAGTGATGCAGACAGAGGAAATTTAGAGCCATTCGGAATAAATCCTATCATCAGAAGAAAAGGTATTGGTGTAGTTATATTCGGTAACGGAACTGCTTATCAACAAGTTAATTCTGCATTCAGCCTTGTTCACGTTAGAGATTTGCTCATCAGCATTGAAACTGACACCAATCAAATTCTTTCTAACTATCTGTTTGACTTCAACGAGGATTCAATTAGACTTGAAATTAAGACTTTGGTTGATAATTACTTAGATGGAGTAAGAGCAGGAGGTGGTATTTATGCTTATAAGACCATCATGGATGCTACTAACAATACACCAGCGATCATTGATATGAACATGGGGGTTATTGACATCATCATCGAGCCTGCAAGAGGTATACAGAAATTCATAAACAGAATCACTGTAACTAGAACAGGCGGTATAGCTGCTGGAGGATTCATACAGTTTGTATAAAATTTGATCACTCAGAAGCAAATAGATAAATAGTTAGTATATGGCAGGCTTACCACATTTTTCAAACTCGATCGCATCGATGAATAACTTCGAACCGGTTTACTTAAACCAGTTTGAGGTAGTAATAAATCCACCAGCTGCTGTAGCTGGTGGACCTATTCTTTTACAGCACGTAACGAAGGTTTCTGGTATGGATGTAGATAAAAATCCAGCACCTGTAGCTCAGAAGTACAAGTTTGCAAAAAGAAACTACGCGGGGGCTAAACCGGATACTACTGGAATGACCGTTTCAATGAGCTTCACTGTGAACTTGAACGATGCTAATTCTATGTATGTTTTTAAAACACTAAGACAATGGACGGATCTTATCTATAATCCGTTAACCGGAGCAATGGGTGTTAAAAATGACTATGTAGGGTCAATAGTTATTTCAATCTTTAATAAAAACGGTGACGTTTTTAAAAGAGTAGTTTGTAAAGACTGCTTCCCACTTAGCGCAATTTCGCCAATGAACATAAGTTATGCAGCAGAAGAGGTTTGGAAGATAGACAATATGGAATGGGCAGTTGATTATTGGGAAGATCTATTCCTATAAAAAAATTAAGAAGAAATGTCAGGATTACCACACTATACTAATTCTCAAGCTGCTATACAGCTTTACGAACCAGTTTATCTTAACCAGTTCGAGGTTATTATTAATACCCCAGCGGGTGTTCAGCAGTTACCTGGTTTAAATGGAGAATTGATACTGACCCAGCAGGTTAAGGCTATATCCGGTATGACCGTTGATATACAGCCATCTGGACCAGTTGAACAATTCTATAAGTTCGCTACTAGAAGATATGCAGGAGGAGAGCCTTCCCAGACTGACATGGATTTAACCATGGAATTCGAGGTTAACCTTAACGAATCCAATTCGATGACTGTGTACAGGACTCTTAGACAATGGTCGGATCTTATCTATAATCCATTGACTGGTGCTATGGGGCTTAAGCGTGATTATGTTGGATCTATGGTTATATCTATATTCAATAAGCAGGGTGATGTTTTTAGAAGAATAAGAATACCGGTTTGCTTTATAAGTACGCCAATACCAGCTTTGGAGTTAGATTATGACCAGGGAGCTAATATCTATAGTATTAGTATTTCTTGGAAATGTGATTACTGGGAAGATCTTTTCTTGTAAAATAAAGGAACTTAAAGGGAAAGGACGCTATAAATTGTGTCCTTTTTTTGTGGACCGTTATATAATTTATAACATAAGATCTTAATATTATGAAGAATTTATCGCCCGAGGAAATCCTCAGAAATAAAGAAGCAGCTAGTGGATTCGTCTATGATGATCCTAAAGATGAAGTAATTGTAACAAATACCGAGAATCCGGTTACCCTAAATGAAAATGCTTACACTTCTCAGGAACCCATTTCTGCTAAAGCCCCTATTGAAGAGCAGACTGTTCAGAACCCCCCTAATTCGTTAGGCAGGGTCGAAAGAAAGCATCCTTACTTCCAACAGGAAGCTCAATCTACTCAGCCCCATAATAGTGCTCAAAAACAGCCTGGAGAGTTAGGTTGGAAGAATATACCAATGAGTATACTCCCATCAAAGGGTATGTACTACCCAGATGGTACTAGAATAGCTATTAGAGCTGCGGAGGTAAAGGAAATCAGACATTTCTCAACAATAGACGATGAGGATAGAATAGACATAGAGGAAAAATTAGGCTATATCCTCGATAAGTGTATGAGAATGGATTTTCCGGCACAGGGTATAGTTTCTTATCAGGACCTAAAATCCGAGGATAGATTTTTCATAACACTAGCAATAAGGGATCTAACTTTCACTAGAGGTGAGAATAGTGTAATATTAATTCCCAACAATCCTTGTGAATCTAAGGAATGTCCGCTAAGAGACGGATTTGAACTTAGAACCGGTGTTTTGTCAATGTATGAGATTGAAGATAAGATACTGGAATATTATGACAGCGAAAGAAGATGTTTTTCTTTTGATATAAAGAAGCTGGATAAAAATATTAAGATGTTTGTTCCTAGTATAGGAGTTACTAAAAGAATATCCGATTTTATAATATCCCTTGCCAAGAGAGGCGTTGAAATAGATGATGCTTTTGTACAGATATCACCTTTCATATTTGAGGATTGGAGAACCCTAACTGAAGGGTCATTCCAGTCAAGATTAAAAGACAGTGATTCCTGGTCAAAAGAGGAATTTAGCTTACTGTTTGAATTATCTGAAAAAATAAAAATAGGTACAAAGTCCAAGGCATTGGTAAAGTGCCCTAAGTGCGGTGGAAGGGAGGTCACCGCCGACATTACCTTTCCCAAAGGGCTTAGATCCCTTTTCGTTATTTCAGATATCATTGGAGAACTTCTTTGATCTGAAGTTTAGACTATGGAAGGAGCACGGTCTTGATCCTGAATGGGTAGAGGGAATACCTTATTATGAATACCAGATATGGATAGATAAGCTTAATCTCGCTATTGATGCTGATAATCAAGAAGTACTTGCAGATTCAGGAAAGAGCACAGTTTTCTCTTTTAGGAAGTAAAATTGCAACCAAAATATATAGAAATAAAGAATTATTTCATAAATGTCATCTACCGAAAGTGAAAAACAGTTCATTGACCTATCGAGAAGTTTAGAGGGTCTCGTTGGTGAATTGAAAAAAATGAACATATCGTCTATCAAGGACGATATTAAGAAACAGGGTGATGTTATAGAGAGATCACTGGGTAACGTAAAGGGTAGCTTTAGAAGAGGCGGTAAAACTAAGGATGATGGAAACTATTTAGTTGGTGAGAATGGACCAGAAGTGGTTTCGCTTCCTACCGGATCCTCAATAATACCTTTAGATGTTTCAGATTTAATAGAGGGATTAAAAAATGTTTCTAAGCTCAAGGACGATCTTGATGATAAGATTTTAAACTATGACAAGGATAAGGGTGTTGTAGTTACACCAGCAGGCGATTTTGATATTGGCTTTCTAAAAAGCCAGATCGAAAAGCAAATAGCTGAGGATGCTGCTATGGATGTTTCGGATGGCGGTAAAAGTGCAGAAGCTGTAGTTTCTCTTGAAAAATTACAGGATAAGATAAAAAATGCTAAACCCGAAAACAAAGAGGGAAGCATGGATGAAAAAATTGGCAAATCAGCGGGTCCGAGTGCAGAGGAAATAAAAGCGGAAAGAGAAAGATTATTAGCCGAAGACTATGAATTCTATACAGAATATCCTAAAAGCCTGCAGGATGATCTAGATTCCTATATAAGCAGTTACAGTTCTGGACCTGCCTCTTCTCTCAATGAATTTTTAACTGCCGGGCCAGAATTAGCAGGGAAGGAAAAACCTAGTTCTAAAGAGGAAAGCGGGGGAAAGGAAAAAGATAATTCAAAAGAGGAAAGCGTAGAGAAGATCACAAAAAATAGAAAAGAAAAAGAAAAGGGGAGTACTGGAGAGGGCCTATTCTCCAAAGGAAAATTGTTAGAATCTAAGAAAAATTCAGGTGCTGGTATTGCAACTACTGGACTTTCTCTTTTGGAAAAAAAATCAGGGCTAACAGATAAAGCTGTTAACTTGGGATCCAAATTTGGTATATCCGGTGATAAAACCGAAAAGTTAATCGGCACGGCTAATCAGAAAGCTGTAAGTAAAGTTCAGGATTTGGGTAAAAAATCACCCAAGGAAAATACGGGTAAAGAAGATACCAAAAGCAAAGCAGTAAACGAGAAGCCTGAATTGAATCCACCGCCTAAGCCAGCGCCACCCCCCGAGCCCAAGCCTGCCCCAACCGCAGCCCCTGCCCCGGAGAAGAGCAAATCAGCAAATCCGGAGGCTAGCTCAAAATCAGAAACTACTGAGACAGCTAGCAAATCAGGGACAGCTGAGCCCGCGTCTAGTGGAGCTTCTAGTTCTTCCTCTGGTGCATCTCTGTCTAATGAGGATGCTAAAGACATTAAAAGCCTTCTTAGTAAGATAGCAAATACACTAGCTGGACCACTAAATATTAGTTCACCTGATCCTTTTAGACCAGATTCTAGAAGAATTTAATTTAAAACCCTCGGGTTTCCTGCGGATTTTTGTATTACATTTGAGGTATATTAAACTGGAATGCCTATGTCAGAAAAGATACTCTTTAAAGATCTATCTTTCATAAATGAAGAATTTATAGAAAAAAACATCTCCTGGAGAGTTATACCACAGTCAGATTCAACGTATTTACTTTTAACTGGCGATAACTTATATTTAAACGAAAAAGAGGAGAGAATGGATTCCGTGTATCTCGAGATGGCTGAATCCTGGGGAAAGAATTCCCATTGTAAAAGAGCACAGGTTGGATGTTTAATGGTTAAAAATAAGTCTATTATATCGGATGGGTATAACGGATCACCAACGGGATTTCCTAATGTATGTGAGGATGAGAAAGGTGATACGCTATCCTGGGTTTTGCATGCGGAGGCAAACGCTATAACAAAGTTAGCTAAGAGCACTCAGAGCTCTGATGGCTCTACGATTTACGTAACTCTTTCCCCTTGCTTCGAATGCTCAAAACTAATCATTCAATCCGCTATAAAGAGAGTAGTTTTTACCGAGCTATATAGGAAGCATGATTCGTTGTCCTTTCTTTTAAGAGGCGGGATTGAATTAATGAAATTATAATTTGTAAATATATTTATATAATGATAGAACAGAAAGAGAAGGTTGAGAAAAACATCCAAAAACTTGCAGGGAATTTCCTATTCGAGAAGAACGAGAAATCATTCAAAGAACTTTTTGAGAGATTGAGACCCGGTGTATTGAATCACTGCTACGTTATTCTAAAAGACAGGGAATTAGCGGAGGATGCTTTCATTAACACAATGACCAAGATCTGGACTAAAATAGATCAATATGACGATGAGAGAGGTAATTTCTCTACGTGGTGTTATAATATTGCACGTAATGAGAGCTTATTGCTAATTAAATCTAGGAACAAATACGTTTCACAGAATGAAAAGGAATTGGATTTTCATTCAATTAAGCACGATTCAATCATGGGCGAGCATTATGTTCTAGAAAATTCAATTGATTATGCTTTTTTCAATGAAGAGAACACTGTTGATGCCGTATATGAGGCGGTCATAGACGAAATAAGAACATTACCTGAACTCTACCGAGACATTATGGTAGACCGAGAGATAAATGGTATGAAATACAAGGACATAGCGATCAAATATGGTATCAAGAAAAGATCCATAGCTACGAGAATAAGAAGAGCAAGAGCTAAGATCAAGAAAAAAATGGGGAAACCTTAATGGAATAATACGATATAAATTAAAAGTTAACATCATGTTTGGAGCACTAAAGGAATTTTACATCTACCTTAAATATCGTAAGATGGTCAAGAGCGAGGCTGCAAGCGATATAATTTGGACCAGAAGGGGACTTAGATACGATTGGCTTTGCAGAATTTACACGGTGGTTAATCTTCCACCGCAGGTGACACTATCAAAGGATTTGCCCCTGGAGTCTAGACCATCTTTTGTTTTTGAAACGATTAAGCCTATTAATGAATATTTAGGAAAGGTTGGGCTGGAAGAGATGATATCTGTTTCACTTGATCCTATCCAGACAACTAACAATGAATCATACCTTGTCGTGTATTATTTTGTTTTCCGTAAATTGACTTGGTTTTGGTTTATTTTTTATTCCATACTTTTGCCTGTTTCATCAATTTGGGCCATAATTCACTTTCTCTTTTAAATTATAATACCATGAAAGAAATACTGCTAAAAGAGAAAGATGAAATAGAGAAGAGACTTAAAGTGTTTAATGATGCTAATTTTATTTTTGACGAACCTTCACATACCTACACATACTCGGGTAAAAAATTCGATTCAGTTACAACTTTCCTGAAGAATTTTAAAGAACCGTTCCAGAGGGATTATTGGGTAAGAGAAAAAGCAAGACAGAGAGGAGTTGACCCATCGGTCATAGAGAACGAGTGGAAGGAAAAAGCTGACAAATCTACTGTTCTCGGTACAAACGTACATAAATGGATAGAGGATTTTTGGACTGGCCTTAATCCAGAAATGCCTGAACCAGGGGAGGAGATGGAGAGAGTTTTGAAGTTTAAGGAATTGTACGAGCAAAAATTAAAAGATCTAGTTCCCCTGCCTTCTGAGCTAAAAATATTTTCTAAGAAATGGAGATTAGCTGGAACTATAGATCAGCCATTTCTAATGTGGGACGAGAAGAGAAATAAGATTTTAATTTTAATAGGCGACTGGAAAACAAACAAGGAATTTAAGCACGACGATCATCCAAAGGGAAGATATAAAAAATTGCTTAGACCTTTTCATACTCTTTACGAGAATCAGCATAATGAATATTCTATACAGCTTTCCATGTATAGACTGATACTAGAGGAAGCTATTGGTTTGGAGACCGAAAGCGGATTCCTAGTTCATATAGGACCAGATGGACCCGCTAGAATATTTCCAGCGAGGGATCTTCGAGCTCCTCTTAGAGCCTACCTAGATCAAAATAGAGCAGAGTCTGATATCTTCGATATTGAATAAAATAGTGAAACTTATTACTAAAAAGAAGTATAAATTAAAAAAATAACAAAATGGCTAGACAAAAGGAAAAAAACGAAGAATTGAATTTAGCATCCTCAGCTAATTTAGATAGATTACCGGGTGAGATTGAAACTATGGAATTTGGGGGTATGCATATTTCGGTTGATGAAGAAAAAGTTCAAAGAATTGAAAAAGAACTAGAGGAAAAAATAGAGGAGTCCAGAAAAAAAGTATATGCTGTTTCTATGGATACCGAAGCATTCCAAGCTTTTAAAAAATACATAACCGAGAGTGCTGAATGGAGCTCCACCGAGTCTATTGGTATTGTAGAGATTAGCAAATCTATCTCTAAGATTGAAAAAGAAGGAATTAAAGACAACATGGTTTATATGAGCTCTTTGACTCTTGAGGCTAGTCACTATTTCATTTCTAAGTCAAGAGGTAAAGGACTAGATGAAGCAAAGAACTTCATTAAGCTATACAAGCCTATTGATATTGCATTAAATGATGTAAAAGAGGACAATAGAAATATCGAGGAGATTAGAAAAAGATTAAACGCAGCTCAACAAGGTATAGAGCTAGTGTAATTAATTTTTAAATAGCATCTAAAAAAGCCGGGTTTCCGGCTTTTTCTTTTTCCAAAATAATATTAGATAAATACTTAGTACTTTAAAACAATAAAACAATAAAACATGAAAACATTAGAAAAAATTAAGGAATATTCCTGGGCAATTACCCTTTTCTTACTTTTAGTTGTATTTTTAAAACAATGTGGAGTAAACAGAGAGGTTGATAGAATAGATAAAGAGATTAAGAAAATAACACAATCCACCGATTCTATACAAGAGTCACTTATAACTAAGGATCAGATGGATAATGCTCTTAAGCAGAATATGTTCAATTTTCTTATTTACGAAGACGATTTCGATAAAGGAAAAACCTCTTTGTCTGATATAAAATCCAAGATAGAAAATTCTAATAAGTAATCGTATGGAGAAAGGATGGCTAAAATACTTTATAATAGGAACTTTTGTTTCTCTTTACCTTGTAGTGTCCGTAATCTCTACGATACACGTTATTCAATTCTTTGATCTTACAAATCCAAAGTGGCTTTCAGTGTCACTTGCTATAGCTTTTGAACTCGGTGCAGCTGCTTCCCTTGCTTCCCTTATAGCTCTAGATAAGATGAACAAATTCCTAGTTTGGATACTTTTTATAACGCTTACTGCTATGCAAGCCATGGGAAATACCTACTATGCATATACAAACATACAGGATTTCCAGGGATGGAGCGAGCTATTTGGCTTAATAGAAGAGGATATTATATTTCAAAAACGTATATTGTCGATAATCAGCGGTGCAATACTGCCTCTTGTAGCTCTGGGCTTTATAAAATCTCTAGTTGATTACATAAAGCCAGAGGATCCGGAGCAGATATTGAAACCCGACCCGATCGTGGAAGAAGATGATGCTTTACCTAGGGAGGAACTAGAGATCGTGGCATCTGGCGATAAACCTGAGGTTCCTTTGGAAAATAATGTGGATGTTATAAGTATATCTGAGATGAAAGAGGAGTATCCTGCTATCCAAATTGAGGAAGCTAGTGATTTACCAGATTTGCAGTATGTAAACGTTGGACAGGAACATGCTGAAGCTAACAATCAGAATTTACCACAGACTTTCAACGAAATAAAGAACGCTAACTCCAACAGGAAATCACTGAAGCAAGGCGTTCCACCTTTCATATAAGGATAAATAAAAGAATAAGAAATGGCAGATTACCCGCAGATCCAACAGGAGTCAAATAACTTAAATTACGACGGAGGAGGTAGTACAGGCGGTACATATACCCAAACTGTACAGGGTGGATCTACTAGTGCGCCAGTTTTCACACCTGGTGCTTGTACTTTTACTGCTAGATACACTAACGTTGCTAGAACAAGGGAAGCATTACCGCTGATAGATTGGACGTTTAAGTATAAGAACCAACCTGCTTTTTTTAAATACTTCAAGTCCTCTTTTAATGTATGCCTGCAGTCAAATGTGATGGATACCCTGAGCTTAGCTTCTTTTTTCCATCCTTTTCTTTCTTTCTCTAGTTACCAAAAGCAAACATTTGTAATAGCTCCGGATACTTCAATCGATGTAGATACTGGTAATTTTGCCAACACATTAAACGAGGTTAGCTTTATATTGGCAAGAGCTTATTATCTACCGACACAAAAGGGAGCTGCTAGAGTATTATTTTGGGACTACGACGGAAACACTAGATACCCGATGGGTGAAATAATGGTTTTAACCGGCGCTGTAAAAGAGGATCAGAATTGGAAGGGGTGGAATATAAGTTCTTTCTCTAATATAGGTCACACAGGTCCTGTATCCAATCCTAGTTTGGGTGGCATCACCTTTACAAACCCAACCGAATCGCCAGTTAAACTGGTAGTAATAACAGCAAACTAATATGGCAACAAGACCCGTTATATGTCCCTATATAGAACCAGAGGGATTGAAATTCGAAAGAACTAACCTGGTTATAGATTCAAACAGCATGATGAATCCTCAAATAGTGCTTATGTTAGAGGATTTGTTATTTGATGTTCCTGCATATTCAAAATCCACAATAAATCTTAGAGCTGAATCCTGCGCACTGATAAGCCAGTCGGACATAGCGGATCCTGGAGGGTACGTTAGCTTTATAGCTATTAAAGCAGTATACCCAGCTGGGACTTTAGAAAAAGACAAGTTCATTACATGGGAGTACAGGGGCAATGAATATTTTATGGGCGAACTTACTGTATTGAGCGGTGTTAATATCACAACTTTTGATTCTGAGCAATATGGATGGAATCTGGCTAAACCTGGACCAGTATACCAGGACGGAGGTATAACGGTGTGTAATCCCCACTTAGATAAAAGGGTAATTTTAGAGATATTGGTTTGCAGATAATGATATATAGACCAAAAAGTACTCTGAAAAAGATATATAGAATACAAAAAAATTATTAACTCATGGACTTCATTAACAAAGTACAAAAATTAAAAGAAACTACTACCTCACCGGAGGTTAAATCTCTGTGTGAGAACTTCTTAAACGAGGCATCAAATAAAAATACCCTTATAGAGGGACTTAAAAATTCCAATGATGTTGAGGTTTCTGGTTTCTTAAGAGAAAATACATCAAACATCTGGAATGATTTCAGAAATCAAGAAATGGAAGCTTCCAAAAGAGCAGCTTCTTCACTTTTGGAATCTTGGAGCCAGAATACATCTAAAGGAGATAATTCCGGAACTTGGATTACGCCTTCTAAAGAAAAATCAGGTGATAAAGAGATGAGTTCTTTAAACGAGTCCCTTTCTCACATAAAAGGTGATAAATCTGTTAATTCTTTTTTAACTTCTGAGTCTATTAAAAATCTAGGTGTTCTTGAGTCTGTTAAGTCTCTTCTTAGTTCACCTGTTGCCGAGCACATGAAGGCTAAGATCATGTTAGAGAATTATAAAAATATCCTTGTTAATAAGAATATCCCAGAGTATGCAGTTATTGAAAATTTTGTTAATGATTTAAGCCAATTGACATGGGATGCTAAATCTAAGGAGGTCTTTGAATCACTTCTAGGTAAAGCTAATACTTACAACAGAGAGATATACGTTTCTAAAGTGATAGATTCTATTAAGGGATCTGGATCTAGAGAATTTTACTCTGATCTTTATGAGTGTTTAAATGAGTGGATGGTATCTAAAGACAAGTCAAACGGTCTCCTAGTTAATCAAATCTCTAAATATTCTTTCAATCCTGTAGTTAAAAACCTTATAAACTATTTGAATCTTAACGAAAGTCGAAAAGATTCAAGCAGACTTTCTATCCCTGAAACTAATCAAGGTGAATCATACGTAGAGAGAGCTTATTCCGCAATGGCAACTAATGAGGATCAAAATTTCGCATTTGGCCTTGGTGGATTTATTTTCGAAGCAACAGAGAATGGCGTACAGAGAATAGACGCTAAGACTGCAGCTTCTTCATACGGTAATACATTTGTTAATCTATTGGGAATTACTTCTAGACCCGATGTTAAGATAAATGAAGCGGGTGTTCATTTCTCAATCGGCAAGAAGGTAGTTAGTATAACAGAAGGAACGGAGAATAATCCTAATGTATTTGTTGGTAGAAATAAATTAGCTTTCTCTAATGTTAACGAAATGGCTAAGATAATAGGATTGGAAGTATCCTCTTATATGGGATATAATGATATGTCTCTTGTAAAAGATATAGCTACCGTTTATGAAAATTACAATTCTTTCGTGGAGCTTGATTTTGCTAAGTCGATCGTATCTAGAATTTACGAGGGACTTTCTGTTAATCTGTTCAAATGGAACGATAAGATCTACCTTCAAAGAATAAATGAAGCTATGAGAGAGAATTCAATATTCTCTGTTAATAGCATGCAAGCTGTTAAGTTAGTAAAAGACACATTAAGATATGATATTTCTGAAGGTCTAAGCGAATTCTTGGTTGGTGAATTAAGAACTAAATCGGTTCTTCTAAATGACAGATCTAGTCTTCTTGAAAACATACAAAATGTTGAGGAACAGTTGGCCAAAGTTCAATCCTTGATAGAAAATCCTAACTACTCGCATTCGTCTGAGCTTAAAGAAGCAGAGAAAATGCTAAAAAGGGAATTGAAGGTTTTAAGAAATAAATGGGCTAGCATCAACGAGGAGATCGAGAAAATTGAAAATGTTGATTTAGATCCTAGCATGTACCTTATAGAGGATGCTAAATTTAATATAGGAGACTATGTTAAAATAAAAGAATCAGGAGAAACCGGTAAAATCGTTTCAATAGACGGTACTTCGGGAAGATATACAATTTTAACCGATGCGGGTAGAACAGAGGATCATAGAGTAAATGATATTCAAGATTTAGAGGAAGCTATGTCAGATGCAGCAGAAAAAAATGCTGAAAAGACAAGTGATTTCGATAAAGACTATTTCGACAATGATCCTGCTAGTGATATAGAAAGTGACGAGTCTGAAGAAGAGGATGGCACCGAGGAAGTAAAGGAATCAAATACTACTTTATCTAAAGCACCTACGAGAACTAAAAATGTTAAAGAAAAGCAATCACAGCCAACATATGCTAAAGCTCCTAGATCTAAGGATCAGGAGAAACCAATGGCTCACGACCTAAAGAATCCTAAAGCTGCCCATTATGCGGAAGGAATTAAAGGACAAAAGCCAACAGATTTCGATGTTGCTGGATATGCTATTGGTTATAATATCGACGAAGCTAGCGAAGTAGAAGATAGATCTCAAGGATTAGCAGAAGCTCCTAATTTCGGTAAAATTGAGAGAACGCACGATAAAAATGCTTTAGCTGGTATGGCACAGAAACACGGATATGCGAAAGCTCCAGGAAGCAATGACAAAATAGATCTTTCACTGGATTTGCTGCATGGATATAGAAAGGTAGAAGAAGGAGTGGCTACTAAATCGGGCCCAAATACTGCTACCTCTAGAAGCAAGCACAGAGATGCTATAGACTTTGGAGTAAATGACAAGCTCAGATATAACTTAGAAGAATCTGAATTGCAAAAAAAAAAGTAAGTCGTAACTATTATTTTGCTCCTGAGAATCCAGAACAAAATAAATCAGGTAAGCCTTTCGTAGATTCTCTAAAGGGAAAGTTCGCAAAGGCTCCAACTAAGCCGATAAACAAACACGTAGAGGACAGCGAGGAAGACGAGGCCGAAACAAACAAGTAAAAGCTTAATATAAAGATAAATTCTAAAATTTAAGCACAAAGATAAAATATCCCCTGTTTCTAATAAGAATGGGGGATTTTTTTTGCACATAAAAAACCCCGCAGAATGGCAAAAGTTTATGTTAAAAACAGTGAGCTCCTTAGAGCCGTATCCGAATCTAAAGAGAAGGGTCAGCTAACAAGAGAGACAATCGATATGTTTACCCTCATGATAGAAGGTATTTCTAAGAAGATGGCTTACAAGGATCCTGACGATAAGGACGATTGTATGGCTTTTGCCATGGAGGATCTTTGCAAATATTGGAATAGATTTGACCCTGCTAAATCTAACAATCCATTTGCCTACTTCACTCAGGTTGCAAAGAATGGATTTGCTAAGGGATGGAAGAAATTACACCCGCCAAAGAATCCTAAAACTATACCCTTCAGTTATATAACAGGGGAGGATAATAGTTACAACGTTTAATATGTCCATAAAAAAGGTTAAACCTAACGGAAAACACAAACATGGGCTTTATAGTCCACAGAATCCCGATAAGTACATAGGTGATATACATAATATCATTTATAGATCTTCGTGGGAGCAGAGATTCTGTGCATATTGCGATAGAAACGAAAGGATAGTTAAATGGAGCTCTGAACCTCTTTTTATAGATTACTGGAATCCATTAGATAAGAAAATGCACAAATACTATGTGGATTTTTACATAAAGACTCTAAAAGAAGACGACACCTATCAGGAGTGGATAATAGAGGTTAAGCCAGAGTCACAAACTCAAAAGCCGATATACGAGGGTAAAAATATGACTCTTAAAAAACTAGAGAGCTATAACTATAATATGAAAATATGGATAACAAATCAGGCAAAATTTAAAGCTGCTAAAGAATGGGCTATCCAAAGAGGTTTTAGATTTGGCGTAGTTGACGAGAAATTTCTTTTTAATAGTAAATGAGCTTTTCTGAAAAAATAAAATCATACAAGGACGGATTCATATCCCAATCTGAGACTGTTTCTAAAACTGACGAGTATTTTATAAGCTCCTATATAAAGTTATCGAACAGGGATTTTCGACCTGAAAAGTTCGACGGCCAATTTCTTCCCGGTAAGATCTATATTTTTAGATATAATCCTAAGCAGAAACCCGATGACGGTAAAAAAAAGGAGAAGGAGTTCATAAACAGACTACCGATAGTTTTAGCTTTTGATGTTAAGAAATCAAAAGATCTAAACAACATCCTATATGGATCGGATTTAATAGCTACCCCACCTGATGAAAGGGTTAAGATATTGGAGAGGGTCTATGATTTTTCAGAGAGCATAATAGATTCTAATAAAAAATCGGGAAGCCAATCTCCCGTGAACCTAAGTGGTGATAATGTAAAGTCTTTATTGAAAGGTACTGGATATATTGGAAGCACTAAAGGATTCGATATTTCATCAATGTCTGAAGTCTATGTTATAGGCTATGATGATTGGAAAAAAATACCATATCTTAGTGTAGCCCTTCTTCAAGGGTCTTCTCCGATTGAGATATATAATTCCTATAGATCGAAATTAAAAGATAATTCTGGTCTAGAAAATAAAAATAAGTAGTGAATGGCTGGTTTTATAGATAACGAAAATGGTAATCCGGTATTTCAGAGGATTAGGGAATCTGTTAAGTCGATCTCTAAGTTCGGTATGAAATACGAGGACATGGTGATTAAGAACTCCATGGCTGTTGGCGCTACTGAAGCTGCTTTCATTAATCAGAACAAAACAAACGTTCCTGATGAGAATATGATGTATAGTCTTGCGAAGCAAGATACTATGGTCAAACAGTATATCTCTTATTTCGACAAGGATTATAAGGGAAAGAGGGATTATCTTAGGAAATTCTCTCTTAACCCGGAGATAGAAGGAGTTCTTGATATTGTTTGTGACGAATCCATAAACTACGACCCTTCTAATTATTACGCATATCCCGATTTTCTAGATATAACTACTCTAAAAGAAAAAACAAGAGAAAAGGTTTATGACGTTTTTAGAAAAATATATGACATCTGGGGATTTAGCGATGATATAACAGCATGGCAATTCTTTAGACAATTCATGGTGGACGGATTCCTTGCATTTGAAATAATCTGGGACAATAGGGGGAAAGAGATAATTGGATTTAAAGAATTGGACGCTACTTCTTTAATACCTAGCGTAGAAAAACAACCAGACGGAAGACATGTCAACGTTTGGATACAATTTCCGAATGACCCTAAAAAGACAAGAATGCTATATGACTCCCAGATCATATACATGTCTTATGCTAAGGGAAATTCAGTTTCCAGATTAAGTTATGTTGAGAGATTAATTAGACCTTATAATACCCTAAGAATTATAGAATACACTAGGGTAATTTGGTCAGTGATGAATGCTTCATTCAAGCTTAAAATGACCGTTCCTGTTGGATCAAGATCACCTCAGAAAGCTATGCAGACCTTGGGTGAACTTATGAGTATCTATAAGGAGGATATTAGCTTGAGCGATGATACTGGTGAATTGCTAGTTGACGGAGCACCTAAGATACAATTCTATAAGAATTATCTGATACCACAGGGCCAAAACGGTCAACCTACAATTGAGCCCTTGACAATGGAGGGACCGAACTTAAATGATCCTGCCCCTCTTGCATATTTCTACGATAGATTCATAGAGGAATCTAAAATACCTGCTACAAGATTTAAGGGGTTAGATGGATCTTCTAGTGCAACATATTCCAACACTGCGGATGGCCTGGACAAGGAAGAGGTAAGATTTAGTAAGTTCATAAGTAGATTGAGAACCAATTTTCAGGATATCATTATAAAGCCACTTTGGTTACAAATATGTAAAGACAATCCGGAATTAGAAAAAGATCTAGTTTTTAAGAGCCAACTTGGACTTAAGTACATCAGTGAGAACCCTTTTAGGGTAAACCAGGAGATGGAATTGATCACTAAGAGAAAAGAAAGCGTAGATTCATTGGCTGCTATAATGGAAGACGGGGATAAACCTTATTTTTCACAGACTTACTTAATTGAGAATTTTCTCGGACTTACACCTGCAGACATTAAAGCTAACAAGATAGCAAAAGAAAAGAATGCCAAGAAGAAAGAGAAGGAAGGCGGAGAGGAAGAAGCACCAGAAGTTACTTTATAAATAAAAAAATAGAAATGGCAGGATTTATAGATCCCATACAACCAAATAGTGCATTCGGAACGATACTAAGAAGTCTTTCTCAGATATCTAGGTTTGGTATGAAGTACGAAGATATGGTTGTTAGAAATTCGCAGGCCATAGGTAAGACCGAATCGGAATTCTTCAACGAGCAAGGATCTGGATTTACTGAAAGCGATGCTTTCTATTGGACAGTTTCTCATTCGGATACAAAAGTAAGAAAGTACATAGCTTATTTCGATAAGGATTACATAGACAAAAGAAACTTTCTTAGAAAGTTTTCGCTAAACGGTGAGATTGAGTTTATACTCGATACGGTAACTGATGAAGCTGTGGTTTACGACGAGAAGAATTATTTTGCATATCCTGAGATCAAGAATTTGGACGTAAGTGATAAGGTGAAAGATAAACTGATGGAGAATTTTTACCGGATCTATCATCTTTTCAATTTTCAGGAAAGCATATTGGCTTGGCAGGTATTTAGACAGCTCCTAATTGATGGGTTTCTAGCTTATGAGATAATCTACGATAGCAGAGGCAAGCAAGTTATTGGATTTAAAGAACTCGATGCAACATCACTTCAGCCTATGGTTGAAAAAGTTGGCGAGAATGATTTTCAACAGGTTTGGGTTCAGTATCCAAAGAATCCCCAAATGACAAGAAAGCTTAAGAATGAGCAGGTTATCTACATATCATATGCTAAGGGTAATGCAATCTCCAGGGTAAGTTATGTTGAGAGACTAGTTAGATCCTATAATATCCTGAAAATAATGGAGAACAGCAGGATTATATGGAACGTTATGAACGCTTCATATAGATTGAAGTTTGTTATACCTATAGGTACACAGTCACCACAAAAGGCCATGCAAACGCTAGGACAAATAATGTCTTATCATAAAGAGGAAATATCTATAAACGACAATTCAGGTGAATTGACTGTTAACGGAAGACCGAAAATTCAGTTCTATAAAAACTATCTTTTCCCTGAGAAGGATGGTGTTTCCCCTACCATAGAAACACTAAATGCAGCTGGACCTGATTTTAATATCATGGACAACGTGCTTTACTTCTTCAATAAACTAAAGCAAGATTCTAAAATACCGTATGCAAGATTTGCTTATAGAGGGGGAACACCCGCAAACAACCAGATTAGCATCGATTCTTTAGAAAGAGACGAGATAAGGTTCGAGAAGTTTCTTTCCAGATTGAGATCGATTTATCAGGAAATCATAGTTAAGCCTCTTTATATACAAATGTGTCTTGATTATCCGGAGCTTGTAAAAGATAGAAGCTTTAAAACTAATCTTGGAATTAATTTCGTAAGAGAAAGCGAATTCAACGATCTGGTTGAACTTGCTAATCTAGTTAAAAGAGGGGATTTTATAAAATCTCTTGCTGACATGAAAGTTAAAGTTGGTGAAGAAGAGCAGCCTTATTTTGATAAAGATTTCCTTGTTCAGAGATTTTTAGGTCTAACCCCGGAGCAGATAGAGGGCAATGCTTCATACAAAGAGCTCGAAGCTAAATCTGCTAAAAAGGAAAGCTCTACTAGCGGAGCTGAGGGCGAGGCAACTCCAGCGGAAGAAGAAGCGGCAGCACCAGCGGAAGCGGCAGCACCCGCTGAGGAAGAGACTGCATAGTCCAGCCTAACACTCTAATACGTAATTACATTCAGCATTCTCCATAAACCGTCGGAATACCTACGGTTTTTTTGTTTATATTTGTGTTATAACTAAATAGAAGCGAAATGATTAAAGAACTAAGAATCTTAAAGGAATTAGAGGAACTTACTGGAGAGGGATCACAGAAGAAAAAGCAGGAAATAATCAAACAAAACTGGACTCCTGAATTAGCCTACGTTTTTGACGTGTGCTTCAATCCATTTGTTACTACTAAGTTACATAAGCTTAATTTTTCAGACGAACCGAATGATTCTTTTGGGCTAGATAACTTCAGAGATCTAGTTGAAAAATTAAAATCTGCCCCTGCAGCTAATAATTCTATAAGGATGGAAGCTAATCAAATGGTAAACACCAGGATCACTGAAGATAACGACGACTCCGATCTTAGAAAGATCCTAATGAAGGTGCTAACAAAGAGAATGAATGTCGGTATTGGTGCTAAGCTGATTAACAAGGCTATTGGCAAAGAGGTAATTCCGGATCCTTCTGTTATGCTAGCAACCGATGACCAGGATTCACTACTGAACTGGGATAAGATATACTGCGAGGAAAAATATGACGGTGTAAGGGTAATAGCTATCTATAAGGAAGGAGATTTTAGTTATTTTACAAGAGCTTTTAATGAACTAGATGCAGGAAAATTGCACAGTATTACATTTTCTCTCAAACAGATAATGAACTTTTCAGGATTGAAGGGCTCTTGGTTCTTTGATGGTGAATTGACAGATCACAATAGAAAATCAGTAAGTGGTAAGGTTACGCAGATACTGAAGGGGACTGCCCCAGATAATATAGGGGATAGTATCATATTCAATGTATTTGATCTCGAAGAATACGATACGCTAAGAGCTGGTGTTGGAATTTTACCCTACTCGGTAAGAAGACAGACACTAGAGTCTGCTATGAAAAACGTCGAAGAGAACGAGCCAGTAAAATTAGCTACAATGTGGGAACTTGACGATCCCTCTCAGATTGCTTCAGTATACCAAAAAATAGTGGATGCAGGGGGAGAGGGAGTTATATGTAAGAATGATCATTTATACGAATGTAAAAGATCAAAAAGCTGGGTGAAATTCAAGGAGGTTAACGAATGTGATCTTGTCATTCGGGGATGGTACGCAGGAGAGGGTAAAAGGGAGGGTTTCATAGGTGGACTTGTATGCACGGACCTATCTGAAACCTTGCATGTTAAAATAGGATCAGGTTTTACCGACGAGGACCTTAAATCATTGAGTGCTAACCCAGATGCCCTTCGAGGGAAGATATGTGCTGTGCAATACAACGTTACAATTACTGACAAGTTTGATAATAGATCACTATTTTTGCCTAGATTCGTAGAGATAAGAAACGATAAGTCAGAGGCTGATGATTTATCATCCAAATTTTGAGAAACAGTTTCGTTAATTTCTAATATAATACAATATGATGCAGGAATTATTAACAGAGAAATTAAGGCCCAAGGAAATTAGGCATATGATATTGCCTCAGAGAATAAGAAAGATCTTTGAGACTAACGGGCTCAATCATAATGTTCTTTTATCGGGTAGCCCTGGTAGCGGTAAGACCACGCTTGCTAAAATATTAGCAGCACCCTACCCGCACCTTTTTATAAATGTTTCGGATGAGAGTTCTGTTGAGACGATACGTACTAAAATTAATGATTTTTGTTCAACAATGTCGATTATGGACGGTGCTTCTTCAAAGAAAGTGGTTGTATTGGATGAGTTCGACGGTGCATCAGATCAGTTCTATAAGGCTTTAAGAGGAACTGTAGAGAAGTTTGCATCTAATACAAGATTCATTGCTACTTGTAACTGGCTCAATAAGGTTCCTGATGCAATTCAGAGCAGATTTGAGGTGATTGACTTTGATCCTGTTTCTTCAGAGGAGGAGAACGAAGTAAAATCAGAATGGAGAAAGAGAATAAACCTTATCCTGAATAAGGTTTCTATTGAAATAGACGAGGAATCTCTCTTGGAATTTGAGAGAAATTTCTATCCTGATTTGAGATCCTCCCTTAACAAGATCCAAACCTGGATGCTAGAGGGAACTAATAAGGTTGATCTAGCAAAAGTTAGAGAAATAGGATGGAGTTACGAGTCACTCTACAATTTACTTTTTTCTCCACCGGACCCAATTGGTAACTATCAGAACTTAGTTGGAGAATATAACGGAAAGACAGACGATATAATGAGTGCCTTGGGTGATGAATTCGTACAGTGGGTTATTAAAAACAAAAAATCACATTCTAAGATTATCCCTGGTGTGATAGTTCTAGTGGCTGAACATCAGGCACAAAGACTTCATGTTATCGACCCTATGGTTTCCCTTCTTTCGCTATTTTTCCAAATACAAAAACTTATACAGGCATGAAAGAATTAGCAGAAGTTATTAATAGAAACGGGTATATCTATAAGCAATTAAAGAGAACGGACAAAGCTGCGATGTATTCTCAATCTGATGCGGAAGATCTGGAAGCAGATTTCAAGGCATTTGAGGTTTTTAAGATAAAAATAGGAAAAGCTAAGGTTGTTTTTGGAGTCGAATTACCAGAAAAAGAAAAGTTCCCAAGTGATGAGGATTTTGGTAAATGGGCTTGGACGTATACCGATTACGAGAAAGCTATCGATAGATTCAATAAAATAGAGAACGGAATAGAAGACGAGGAAGACAATGAATAAAAAAAGAGTTATAATAGCAGGAAAGGGAGCTTCTGGCAAGGACCACTTGAGAAAGATGATGGTTGAGGAAGGCTTCAATTATTGTGTTTCCCATACAACTAGACCGATGAGATCCGATGAGGAAGAGGGTATAGATTACTATTTCATAAAGGAGTCCGATGCTTATGGGATGATACTGGAAGATCTTTTTTTGGAGCACACCATATTTAATGGATGGGTTTACGGAACGAGTAAATCGGAGTTTCACAAATCTAATTTATTTATAATGACACCTTCTGGAATTTCTCAGTTATCACCTGAAGACAGAAGCGAGTCCATTATTCTCTATGTTGACATCGACGAGAATATAAGAAGAGATAGAATGTCTATGAGAAGAGATGCAGACGACGTTGACCGTAGAATAAAGGCAGACGAGAAAGACTTCTTGAATTTTATAGATTACGATTCCTCTATAACTGATCCTGCATTTAACAGGATACCGAAGGAACTATATAGTGTATTGAAAAAAATAGAACAGAATGATTAATATTTGTGTTGACGGAAATTACATATTCCACAAAACCTTTGGGGTTTTTGCTGGTTATGGCAATGTGGATCCTGGTAAGGTTTTTTCTAAAAAATCAGACCAGACTATGTTTATTAGAAAAGTAGCGACTGACCTGTGCTCCTCATTAAACAATTTGCCTTCAGGTGGAAGACTTATTTTTACAGCCGATAGCAAAAGCTGGAGAAGAGAAATTGAGATTGAAAATGGCGGATATAAGTCAAATAGAACAAAGGATGAGAATGTCGATTGGACTATTTTCTTCGATCTTATGGATTCTTTTGGTCGCCAACTGGAGAAAATGGGATTCATTTATTCTAAAGTATCCGGAGCGGAGGGTGACGACCTTCTCTATATGTGGTCGAAGTACTTTAATAATAACGGAGAAGATTGTATAGTGGTATCTGGTGATAAAGATTTACATCAGCTAGCTAGATTTGAAGGATCGAATTGGACTATAACGTGGAATAGCAACAATAAAAAGAACGTAGTAACTACTCCTATCGGATGGAAGTCCAATTGGTTGGAAAAAGAGGAGGAAGCTAGCATTTTTAATATGGGTTCTGTTATATCACCGGATAGGGGTAAATTAAAGACGCTGCTTTCCAAGTGCGAATTAAACGAGGTTGATCGTGAATTTTTCGTTCTGAATAAGATGTTTGTGGGTGATAAAGGTGATGCGGTACCATCTGTTTGGGAAATCCCGCAGAATGGCAAGAAAATGGGGTTCACGCCTAGAAAAAGCGAGTCTTTAATAGAAGCGATGAACACATCAGAGCAATGGAAGAATATACAGCCAAAAGAGCTACTAAATAGCAATGAATTTCTCAATTGGGCTTCTGGATTTATATTGAGAACCATGAAGGATGTGGACTCCTCAGAGAATAGAAATAAGGTCTCTGATAACATCAGAAGAAATTACAAGCTCATGTGGCTGGATGACACAGTATTTCCTGATAAAGTTGTTTCTGATTCAGAAGCGGAGATAGAAAGAGGAATTTCACTAGAAAGAAAATCAATAACATTAGACAGAATAAAAATACTAGAGGGTACAAATTGGATATCGCCTAATTACAGCCCATCCTCATTTGATCCTTTTGCAAATCTATAAAGATGGAACTTTTTGACGTAGTAAAGAAAATATTCGAAAAAAAAGAGTCAAAGTGGGCTGATGTAGCTAAAATAGACAAGAACAGGAATTTTTTCATGCTTAATAGAATAATGTCCATTCAATTCCCGGTTCAGGCTAATCAGTTCAATAAATTAAAGATAACACCACATAATGTTATAGATTGGTGGCACGATACACTGAGTCCTAGATTCACCTCCCCTCCTAAATGGATCTATACAAAGACTAAAAAATCTTCCGAGAAAAAAGATAGCTCTAAAAAGGATCACAATTTTGAGGAGGCTGAGAAGTTCATAAGAGAAAAATTCGAGGTTTCTAAAAGGGATCTTGACCAGATTAAGAAGTTCTATCCGGATAGATATAATGCTTGGCTATCCTCCGTATCGGATCAATTGGGTGTCAAGAGTAAGTAAATATATAGAGGATACACTGTAATTATGAGGAAAGAGAATTCAAAACTTATCGATAAAGTTATATCCAGTTTAGATTGGGATTCTATTTTTGAGGTCTATAAGGCATTCAAAATGGGAATAGGTGAGGGTAGCAATGTTATACCTGGCATTAAAAGAAAACCTTTTAGCGATTCTCTTACCAAGAATGACATAAAGGGAGAGCTTAAGACTATACTAAAACAGGTAGTAGACGGGGATATATCCGACATAACATACGGTCCTTGGATCATAAACTGGGACAATGGCGACTGGGAACCTGTTGAGGATGAGATAGACGAGGATATCGATGACCAGGAGGAGGAAAATATTGAAGATCCTAATATAGTAAACTCGAGACTTGAGGTTATCTATGCACCTCAACGAATAGCTCTTATAATTAACTCATTAAAGGATGAGCAACCCGAGGGTGAACCCAATGACTCTTATTTAATAGAGAGCTTGATGCAGAAAGCTATTAAGAATGAGGATTATGAATTAGCGTCTAAATTCAGAGATATCCTGAAGCATCAGGATAAAGAACAAAGTTCTGATATATAGTAGGTGAAATACATTAAATCGATAAACGAATTTGACACAGGTACCCCGTTTGGTGATACCTATGGATACGGCGGGGCAAATGGTGTTTTTAAAATAAACTATAAGCCATTTTCTGATCTTTCTATAGAAGTTGGTCCGGATCCTAATGTGCCTAGGTCTATAAAGGGATCGGAATTTCAGGTTGGCGATTTCGTTGTAGCTGAGCCTATTAACTCTAAGAGCAAAAAGAATAAAAAGATTGGTATAATAGTTAGAGCTCAAAAAACTCCAGACTCCAAGGGATTTAGATATTTCATACAGGTTTTCAATATAGGGAAGCTTACTGAGAAAGTAATAGAGGTTAAGCCTAATGCTATACAATTTATAGACCAAGGTGATAAAGGACACCAGGATCTACTTTCCAAATACAAGATCGCTCAGCTTCCTGGTAAAGCATTCAATTCTCCTACCGTTTACAACGATGCCGATCTTGGCCTTTCTACCGTAGGTGGATAACGGAACTTAAGTCATTTCCTTTAGTATAATAATAAAAAGGAATGATTTCTTTAGACAAGTCTAATTTAGGGTACATCGGTCTCCCGAAGAAAATAAAAGGAAACGGGCAGGTTAAAATAAAATCTGTTTATGATTTTCTTAAGCTAGTTAGGGATTCGATTGTTTATAATTCAAATCTAGGACTTAACATATTATGTCTGGATATAAGCGAATTTGATAATCCGGAACTGTTCGTTGATTTTAGTTTTGACGAGGAGGATCCTAAAATTTCAGGGATACTATCTAGTATACACGAGATTTCTAATATTAATAAATTTAGGACCTGCTTTATAATACCGAAGGAATATTTTTTGGCTAGTCAACTAGACGGGGTTCCTGATAAAACAATAACACTTTTGGAGAGCCTAGGGTCCATATTGGATGTGCTGGGCCAGAAGGGGAGATCGATAATAGTTAGAATAGGAAGTGCATATGGAAACAGGAAGGAGACTATAGAGAGATTTTCGGTTAAGTTTGATTTAATGTCTAAGCAAACCCAGAAGAGAATATCGGTAGTTAATGACGATAAGCCCAGCCTTTTTTCGGTAACGGAACTCATATCCGGTTGCTATTATAAATCGGATGTACCTGTATCTTTTAGATTTCTTAATCATTTATTCAATGACGGGGGTCTTAGTACAAGGGAGGCTTTGTTTCTTAGTTGCTCCACATGGAAGTTCGGTAGTAATCCAATTATGATTCATGCAGAGTCTGAGAGCGAGGATGAAAACGGATTCCCTGTTAATTCTAAGCCTTCCGGAAGATTATCTAAAAGAATACCAACATTTGGTCTTTCTGTCGATGTTATAATAGATTCACCAGAGAAGGAATTTTGCTGCATTAATTATCTAAAGGACTTTAAGTCACTACCACCATTTGTATTTAATAAGAGAAAATAATGATCAATAAAGAAGTAAAAGAAAAAGCTCTGTATTTTGATGTAGAAACTGCGTCTTGTTTCGAAAGTCTAGAAGCATTAAACGAGAGAAATCCGAGATTGGGTGAACTATGGGGTAAGAGAGCTAATTTCTATAGAAATTCTTACAAAGAATTGTCAGATATGAATGACGGTGAGATATTCGCTGAAAAATCTGCTCTGGAGGCTGAATTTTCAAGAATTGTGTGTGTTTCCTTCGGTAGCTTTAATGATGATGGTACGATAAGGACAACATCTTTCTTCGGTGATGATGAGATTGACATTCTCAACAAAACAAACAAAATTCTTAACAATGCCCACTCAAAAGGGTGGAAGTTATGTGGACATAACATTAAGGGATTTGATATAGCTTGTCTAGGAAAGAGAATGCTTTATAACGGTATTACACCTTCTCAGAATATACAGGTTTGGGATAAAAAACCATGGGAGATGCCTTTTCTTGACACCGCAGAGATATTCTCCTTCGGTAATTGGATTGGCCAAAAATATCTAGGTCTAGACCTATTAGCATGCTCCCTTGATGTAAGATCTCCAAAAGAGGATATCAAGGGATCGGATGTCTCTAGAGTTTTCTGGGTCGATAAGAATTTTGATAAAATTAAGGAATATTGCGAGAGGGACGTCGAGACAGTAATGCTGATCATGAATAAGATTTCGGTATAGTTACACCTTATTGTTTTTTTCTTGATATATAAAAGAAAAAAATTCTGTGGTTTTTAATTTCAAAAGTTATCTAAAAGAATCTAAAAGTCCCTTCTATAACGAAGAACTTTGCCCTCTTTTTTGGGAAAAAGAAGGAGATGGCAAGGAGTTAGAGTGGAAGCTAGATCCTCTTGTGAGTAAGAAACTTCTGGATATAGCAAATGATTTTATAGAGGAAGGTTCGGATGTGCTAAAGAAAAAGGATGTTTTGGACATTCAGCTTGTTGGGTCCTTAACTGGTTATAACTGGAACCAGTATTCTGATCTGGATCTACATATTATTGTAAATTTCAAAGACATGGGCGATGATCCTAAAATGATAGACTATGCTATGTATGGTCTAAAATTCTCATGGAACACGAAACATGACATAACAATGAGAGGACATGACGTGGAGATAGCAGTACAGGACGAAGGATCGGAAAGCTACATTTCTACGGTATATTCACTTACCAAGAAGAAATGGATTAAGAAACCTAAGTACTCACCACCTAAAATAGATGAGTTTATGGTAAATAAGAAGTTTAATTCTTTGGCTTACGATATAAGTAAACTTGAAAATAAGCTAGTGCTGGGTAATGTTTTTCCTTCTAATCCCAAGCCTCTTTATAATATGGCTGCTAAGCTAAAATCTAGGATAATGAAAATGAGAAAGGAGTCTTTGTCAAAGGGAGGAGAATTCTCTGCGGGTAATCTGGTCTTCAAGAAACTAAGATCTGAGGGATATATAGGTAAATTGATTGATACGATCACAAAGTCATACGATAAAATATACACAATAAAATAAAATAAAAATTATGTCTTACGCAATAATCCCTAATGGTACTATTAAGAAAGGAGATCCTTTCGTATGGATAGACGTCCCAACTGACGTAAATGGAGAGTTCTATAGTGAATTTGAGCTGGAGGACTTCCAGTGGTGGGCATACAGTAAGCCATTTAATGATTGGTTCAAATCCTCCGGTAGATCATGGCAAGCTTCAGAGTCTGAGATAATGAGCGATGGTGATGCTTTAGTAGAAAGATGGAAGACAGAGAAAGTAAAAGAGGGTAAACCCATAATGAGCTTTTTGGATTTTGTGAACGAGAGTGTAAGATCCGAATATATTGAACTTTTTGAGAAAGGACCGGAAGATGCATCAGGAGCACGCTCCGAAGGAACTGGTATAACCGCGCAGGATCAAATTAAATTCCTATTTGCTTACACTAAGCTAGTTAAACAAGGTGCTATACAGACCACATTTGATATGAACACAGATTTTAATGTGGGCGACGAGAAGGCTTTCTTTTTAACTGCTGTTCAAGATGATGAAGAAGCGCAAGCTTTGAATATGAAGGCCTGTAAATTTAAGGCAAAGACTGGTCCCTCCTCCGGAGCAGGTAGGCTTGCACAAGCTACTGAGATGTATCCAGGTCCAGTCCCGGTACCGCCGGAGGCAACATCGAACTTTATAGTAACAAAGATTCAACAGGATCTTTCCTCACTGGCTACATGGGGTCAAGGAATGTTAGCAGGATGGGGAATTTACAATGTGGCTGCTATTGCTGGAACATCTTATTTAGCTTATAGAATATTTAACGGGTGGAAATTTGCTTCCGCAGTGAAAGCAATAGGCAGTTCAGGTGGACTGAATGCTGCAAAAACAGTAGCGGATCTTTTTAAAGGTGGAAGAGCAGCCAGAGGGGGTTTAGGAATTTTTGGAAAACTCGGAAAGAGCGTAGGAAGTTACATTTTTAAAGAAGGATTAGGTACAGCAAAGGCGTTTAAGGCAGCAGGGAAGGCCTGGAAAGGAGCATCTAAAGCAAGGACAGCTATGAGACTGCTAAATACAGGTAAAGCTTTTTTAAAAGGTACAGTAGCAGGTGGTGCAAGATTTATACCCGTTCTTGGATGGGTTCTTACAGCTGTTGACGCAGTGGGCTCTATGATAAACTGGTACAGCGATAATCAAGCTCCAACTCCGGATGAAGCAGTTGAGCTTTTTGATGGTAAGAAGACGTTCTCCCCCTCATCGATAGAAGTTGGAGAGACTATAGTTCTTTGCTGGTCTCAACCTGATGATTCAGCTTGGGGTGCAGCTCTTTCTTGGGTAGTCAGCAACATTGGTGAGACTAGGACAATATTAGAAATGACAAAGATCATAAATGATGCCTCTGGAAATTCCATATTTATATTACAATCAGCTAATTCTACCAGCCTAAACGAGCAAATAAAGAGTAATATGTTAACTCTCATAGCAGTTCCTAATTCCGCTAAAATAAAAAACGGTATTGTAGATAACGATGAGTTTTCAGGTAAGATTTGTGGTGTTAGGAGGGATGACGTAAACGCAGAGGGAGACGCTATACCGGTTCCTTTTGATTTTCAAGGAGTTTGCAACTGGGATACTTTAGTTAGCGCAGTTGAATCATCAGAGGGTGTATTCTTTAAGGCAGACCCTAACGCTCCAGCTACATATGAATTTAATTTCGAGGACATGGACGGCGATAGAATAAACGTTGTTGGAACTTTAGTTACAGATGAGGATCTTGCTAATTTAACCACCGATGATATAGAGAGAATATTTTACGGTGGAATCGATACGGGGAACTCTAGGAGAGGCGGGGAAGCTGAGAGTGAAGAGGAGGAAGAAGAAGACACGGAGGATCTAGAAACAGAGGAGACAAACGAATCATCTAGAGTGGTTAATTTCGAGAGTTTTAAAAGCGGTAGGCTATACGAGAGTGGAGATGAAGAGGACACTTCTGATGT